GTCAACGAGTCTGGCCTATACTCACTCATTCTCCGCAGCGATAAGCCAGAAGCCAAACGCTTCAAGAAGTGGGTAACGTCAGAAGTCCTGCCCACCATCCGCAAGACAGGCAGCTACAACCTGCCGCAGACATACGCTCAGGCTCTTGAGCATCTGCTGGTTGAGGTCAAGTACCGTGAGGAGAACGCCCACAAGGTAGACTTCTTCGACGCCGTGGCAGAATCGTCAGACCTGATCCTGATACGCGAGGTATCAAAGGTGCTGGCTGTGCCGCTGCTGGGGCAGAACACCTTGTTCAGGATACTGCGTGACCTGCACGTCCTGATGAGTGACAACGAGCCTTACCAGAAATACGTTGATAGGGGCCTATTTATGGTCAGGGAGCGCAAGTACACCGTTAAGGGTGAGGTCAAGATAGGCAGGACCACGATGGTGACTCAGAAAGGACTGGATTTCATCAGGAAGATTGTCACCTTTAACATGGACGGCGGAATGATGAGAGCCCCAGCGAGATGGGAGATGCCGGGAGCTGATGGAAGTGCTAAGTTCAGCAGGGAATCAGAATATAAAAGGCTTTGCGCTACCCAAAAGACTGACTAAAAACTGACTAACATGGAAACACCTAAGATGTCAGGCAATACCAACCAAGTTGGGACTGGCACAAGTCCGGCCAATCACGCAACTTATTGATTTGCATAAAGAAACACCCAAGTTGACAAAATGGCACAAAAAAGGGACTTAGAATTGCCTAAGTCCCTGATTTTATGGAGGCGACGATCAGATTTGAACTGATGAATCGAGGTTTTGCAGACCTGTTTTTGTAATAAATAACAGCATAAATTCGTTACAGTTTTTTCTGTGCCATCGCAGAAAAGTGACTAAATGGTGACTAACCCCAAACCTCTTGTTTGTGGTCATCATTTTCTGTGCTGTGCAAGCAGCCTCGCTGCATAGGAAACGTCGTTCTCGTAAGCTGTTTTGCAATGGTCTTTATCAAACCACAGCAGAAGATTGATATAGCGCTCATACCATTTCTTTTCCCTGTAAGCTCTTCCTGAGATCGACTCGTTTGGATGCCCACCAAAGACAGTGTTAAACCATTGGGATGTCGCATCCCCTAAATGAATAAAATAATTTAGCATTGGAACTCCTCATAGTCCTATTTTATCTCTTTCTTCCCTCGCCCATTCCCGCACCGATTCCACATACGCCCCATACTCCAACACCGCCTCTTGCTCTCCCGGCAGAAACTGATACACGCCCATCACAACCCCGATGGAGATACGGGAAAAATACATCTCATCTTCTGCGTCGTACCGTTCACGGATTTTGTCTTTAATCTGCTGATCCACCAGCTTGCAGTGTGGGTTGATAGCCTTTAACGCACTCTTCAGCTCTTCGGTCATGGTCACAGGCTGGCAGTTTATTTCTGGCAACTGTTCCGGCAGCACAGCATCATCCGGCAGGCTCACGTATGTTTCATCGCCAACCACGCCCAGTTCGTTGCCGATCCGCTGCCCGTCGATTTCCGGCAGTACGATTGCCTTGGTTGTACCAAACGGTCCGGCTTCAACAATTTTTGTGTATTTGTAGTAGATCATTCCTTACTCCTGATGGTAGCTGTGATAACAATTCCGGTGCTTCCAATAAAATCCGCTGCCTGAAATGGTTGTATGATGCTACGCACCGTAACAGGAGGCACGAAAGCCAGAATAGGTGTGAGCATTCGAGCGGTAGAAGTTCCAATAACGGTAGAACAAACCCGCATTCGCCGCATCGTTCCAAAAGCCGGAAGCGAGGGGAAACAGATTGGCTTTGTTGTACCGATACTGCCCGTCGTTGCCATATAGGTTGGTGCCTCCGGCAGACATGGCGTTGGTGTCTTGCGGGATACCGCAAGAAGTACGCTGGTACCCGGTGCCGCTGGTAGCTGGGTCCAGCACTCTGTTTGTGTTATTGCCCATATACAACCAGCCGGTTCCCGCTCCCCAGGGCAGCAGCCCCGTGACCGCATCATATTTGGTCGCCAGGCTGGTGGTGTTGCCCCAGGCATCGGTAGTGCCGCCCCATCCGGCAGTGAGGCTGCTGAGAGCAACGGAGGTTTTCAGCAAATACACGTTACCGTTGGCATGTGCCGTGGTGTCGGTGGCACTGGTGCCGAAGTCAGTTAATCCCAGCATCACCTGATACATTGCGCCGTTCAGATCAGCCACCCCACAGCTCTGCCCGTTGTGAGTGGTTTTTGCGAGGTTGGAGGCTGATCCGGTGAGGGGCTTTGGTGAAATGCCCGACACTGAATAGGTAACTGTGGCGTCGTTGGTATCAGCCAGGCTCCCGTTGTTACAGCCCTTGGGGAAGTTGGTGGTGCCAGCAGCATCGTACCAGGCGCAGTAGGTTGTTGCGGTTGCAGCCTGACCATGTGCCAGCGAAAGCAGGGCCAGAGCTGAATACATAAATATGGAGGCAGTGTTAAATCCGGTGCCTCTGGCTCTGGATAACACCACTGCATCAGCCAGGATGCCTGTGCATCCGGTCATGGTTGATGACGGGTTGTAGGTAGCATTTGTAGTCAGGGAAATTGGATCACCATTTTTGACAGATTTTCCTGAAGCGGTGCCGTTTTTACTGCACAAATACTTGTCGATGAAAAATCCGCTTTTAACAGAGCCTCCATCAATAAACGCACGGTGCATGGCATAGCCTGCGGCGTTGGCGGCTGCTTCGTCGGCAAACGTCTCTATCCCCACAATATCAACCGCATTTGCCCCGTAGGTTGCATAGCGAGGCGAAGAAGCTGACCCTATGCGATAATAGAACCGGGGAACAAAACACATTACCGAACCATCTGAATACTGATAGTTTCCGTAGTTATCATGGGCGGGGTCGGTTGTGCCCGTCATGGCGCTGAATCCAGCAGGAAGATCACCTACATAAACGCCTACACCAAAACCTTGGCCGCCCTGTGTGCCTATCAACCCGCCAAGCGCGGCTTTAGTGACAAACGATGTACCCGCTGACCAATCCGAAACCCTGCCTGATGCGCCACGATAGCGCACGCGCCAGTAATAGGTCTGGCTGGCGGATACGGTTGTGGTCCAGGATGTCTTATTGATGGTGTCGGCATTGCTACTGGCGACTACTGTGGTGAATCCACTGTCTGTGGCCAACTCCCAATCGGATGATGCGTGGGTGTCAAACAATCCGACCCACGAAAAGGTCGAAGCAGAGAGAGTAATACTAGGTACACCCTGATCCGTTGCGCCGTTAGCGGGGGTAGTGTTGGTTGGCGTGGAAACTCCTGCGGCATTGACAGTGATGGGGATATCTCGCGTGGCTGCCCCGGCGGTGATGGTCAGGGTGTCTGTACCAGCGGTACTACCCGCAGTGTAGGTGATGGTATCGCCTGTACGGGAGACTGTGCCTGATATCACTGACACGCCATAGGTGGTGGCGGAATCGTAGTTGGTGATGGTCAGGGTTGTCTGCTGCGTGATGTAGAGAGAGAGGCTACCGAAGATGGTGGTGACTTGGCTCCCACCACTCGCAGCAGCCCACGAGGGCAATCCGCTTGCCAGTGTCAGCACTTGCCCATCAGTACCCTTAGCCAACCGTGTAGGAGCGCCATCAGTACCGCCTACAATTAAATCCCCGGCAGTGGTCATGGGATTGGACATTCCGCTGCCACCTTCAACCGTTAAATCTCCGCTTCCTAAAATGGAGCTTCCGTTGATGGTCTTGATGTTGGTGCCGCTGATAAGTGTGTCCTGCTTTTCGTCCTGCAGCGCAGCAACAGCAGCATCCACCGCACCTACCGGCTCATACTCTCCATCGTGGTTGTGCCCGGACAGGGAGAAATCGTCATGGCTGTGCCCCTCTATCGCTGCTTCCAGCCCGGACATATTGGCGTCCAGCTCCGCGTATGTCAGAGCCACGCCCTTGGTGTTGCGCAGCGTCAGGGTTATGTTTGTACCGGTAACTCCCATCGTCCTCTCCTTTTAATCGACGTAGCCGTTTTCGACGTAGCCGGTTACCACATACACATTGTCAGGCAGCCCCGGCAAAAACGGCACGCCGTCCCACAATGGGTCTCCGGTCGCAGAGATAGAGCAATGCGACAGGAAGTCCAGCATGGCTTGAGTAAAGGGGTAGGGCAGGTCGCCGTGCGGCAACTCATGCACCGCCCCATTCACGTTTACCAGCGGCCTGCGGGTCATGACTTATGCCAGCACGACCGGCTGGCCGCACTCAACATTGATGCTGGTGGCCGATGTGGCTACGCCGATGCGCTGCACCACATTGCCTGCTGCAGAGGGGGCTGTTGAGGTGAACCCGCCTGCCGTGGTGGATAAAAACACCGGGCCTGCCGTCGCGCCTGTCACCTGGTTGTTGGTGCCCTCGAAGTACACCACTGCCGAGGTGCCACTGGCCGCAGCCGCCAGAACGAACCCGTGGGCCTCCTTGCCGCTGGTGGTGGCGTCGGCCAGCCTGCACTTCGGCGCCCCGGCGTCGTTATAGATATTCACGTACTCCCCTGCGGCCAGGTCTTCTGACGCGGTCAGCGAGGCAGTGTCAGCCCCGATGCCAGTGGGAAGCACCGAATTGTCCAGCTTGCCTTGGGCGTCAAGGGCTATGATCTTGCCAGCCGATCCTGCGCCTACGGATTGCACCAGTGCCTCTTGCTCGGTGAGTGTCCCTGCCACCTGTTTGATAAACTTGTCAGCCATGATTGTTCTCCTTTACGTGAGTTGAATGGGTTGAGCTATTTCGACAATCAAGCTGGTCGCGCTCTTGGGCTGCCCTATCCTCAACAGGTAGCCGGTTGTGGGTGGGGTTTGCGTCAGCAGGCCGTTCAGCCCGAGGTATACCGGTTGTCCCACCGACCAGTTCCAGCTTGGTTCAGTTATCACACCAGTATTGTATGCAGCTGTAGTTTGCCCTGCGCTCACCGCCACCACGGTCAAGCCAGCCCCCTTGTTCATTGTGGTGATGTCAGAAGCATCGGCGTACAACCCATCCACCGTGACGACCCGATGGCCCCCCAGGTCTACAGCTGCCACCACCGCTATGCCTGGAATATCACTGCCGCCGCCTCCTGCAAATGGCACCCACCCCGACGCGGTCAGCTGGTATGTTGTCGCATCCTCAACCACATAGCAGAGCATACCTACGCGTTGCCGCTGCGCAGGTATCGCATCACGCTCCGCAAGAGTCCCGACCTCCCGGTGGCCGCCCTTCCCGTACAACGAATCGTGGGTAGGGTAGGCGTCATCAGTGGTGAACGGCACCACCGGTGCAGCAAGGTTGGTTCCAGGTATCGCACTCATGACCACACCACGCTGATAGCGGCGCCGGTCTGGATATTGCCGCAGCGGATCACGTAGTAGCTCTGGACGTAGCCGGATGCGTTGGTGAATGACTGGGTCGATACCACCAGATCACTGAAGGCCAGCCCTCCCACTGTTACGTTGCCGATAGCACCCACAGAAGACGGGTAGCAGAAATAGAAATACCGGCCACCCGAACAGTCGTATGTCACCGCCTTGCTCTTGCTGGTGCTGAACTCTTGCGCGAAGGTGATGATCTCAGCGCTGCCGATCGATGCACTGGCTGAGACCCCCCAGTACCGCCTGGGCATGAACGACACGGTACGAGAGGCGCTGCCGCTGTTTGTCCCGTCGCTGAAGGTCAGAGTATAGGTCTTGCTGGAAACAAGCCCCAACCCGCTGAAAGTGTGCGTTACATCTGCCGGGGTGATCACGGCATCAGTCAACGACGCGCTGACCATTGTTTTGTTGAACGACCACGATGCCACCACGATGTCCACCACGCTGCCGATCTCCACTGTCCCGACCGAGAGATTAAACGACGCAGACGGGTTGACGTACAGTAGTTTGTCCAGAGCGGCGGCTACTGTGGGGTAGTCCGGGTTGCCATAGTACAGAGAACCGGCGGTCAGCGGGGCCTTCTTTGTCACGCCACCTTGCACAACCGGGAACACATCGCCAGCAGTAGGGCCGGACGCGGCAGGCAGGGCTGATATCTTGATGCCGTCACTCATGGCAAGAGCACCTTCCCGTCCTCAGTCTTGAGGTGGACCCCGTTTTCGGTCAGCAGTCCCAGCAGCGCACGCACAGCGTTGCGCATGATAGCAGTTATGCACCTGCCGCTTCTGAGCCTGATCATTCCCTATATCCGTCCAGTATCGTTATGCACTGCTCCAGCGTGCTTTTCAGTGATTTGTGATCTACCACCAGTGCCTGCAACGCGTCAGGAGTAGCTGGCTTATCAGATAGTCGTGTCACCGCCAGCACCGGCATTGTCATCTCCGGTGGAGCAGGGCAGCTGTACACCGGCACCAACACAGTCTCTGGAGTACAACACCCTCCAACAAGCGTAGCAGTCAAAATGCTCACCATAAGGACAGCTGTTTTCATTGGTCATCGTCCTCGCTCCAGCAGTCGCCCCAGCAGCCAGCCGGGAAGTGGTCTTCACAATAAAAGAACTGTTCACAGCCTTTGCACTGATCTCCAAAACACTCTTTGGTCATTTGCGCACCTCGGCCAGCACCTGCTGCACCATCTCGTCACATGTGCCGGTAAAGACCGGCGGCTTGCGCTTCCATTTGTCCAACTCGTCCTGAAGCCGTGCCGCTTCTTTCTTGGCACCAGCTATCTTGGTCTTGGCATTCTGGGTATCAACGTCAAGCTGCCGTATCGCGGCGTTCTGAATCTCAAGGTGGGCCTGATAGGTGGCGACCTGGCCCTGTGCGGCGTCTCTCTGAAGCCTTACAGTCCCAAGCTGTATCTTCGCCCATGTCGCAGTCGCAAGAGCCGCTACCGTAGCCACCAGTAGCGCCCATCTGACAAACACGTTCTGGAGAAACTTATCAATCGTCAGCAGGATTTCCATTTTTGCCCTTTGGCACAAAGCCCATCATGCAGCCATTCACTTTCATCTTGGGGCTTCCGTCTCTCTTGCCCCGCTTACGCTTGGCATCGTACTTGATGCACTCACCGCAGTTTTCATTCAACTTTACAGCCCTCGCATTCTTCAAGCAGCTCTTGGAGCCTCTGGCTGCACACCGGATGTATTTTGTTGGTAATAACCTTGATAGCCGACAGGCGCATACGAAGATCCCGTACTTCCGCTTCCAGCTCTCTGATACGGGCTGCGTCAGTCATCGGGCTCATTTGATAAGCCCCATCAGCGAGTCCACAACGTCCCGGTGCTTCACCACGTCAATGACAAACCCCATGCCAACCATGCAACATACGATGATCCAGACCGGCGCTCCGAACACCCTGCAGCCAAATACCTTGGCGGCAAATTCAAGCTGGGAAATCAGCTCTTCAAGCGCCTCAACTTTCACCCTGTAATGACCGTTTGTCGTACAGGTAGTCTTGATGCTGTTGATAGACTCTCTGACTTCATCAAGTTCATCCTTCACCTCGTCAATACGGGCGTGAACGATTTTATGGTCATCGGTATTGGTCAGCAGTTGCCGCTGAATATCAGTGATAGTTCTGAGCGCATCGTTAAAGTCACGCAGCATTTGAGCATTATCAGAGCGTATATGCTGAAGCGTGGTTTCAACACCGCCTATCTTGGTGGCAAGCGAGGAGTTCTGTTTAATGCTCTCAACTAGCAGTTCTTCGAGGTTTATTGGCATAGCAGCGCCTCCATACGATCCCGGTGTGATATTGTCTTGCTCATATAGGTAGCCCCGCATTGCTCGGCTAAAATCCTGTACTCATCCCCCTCGACGCCTGTGCAAACGACTACCTTCACATCCGGATAACAAGCCCGCATCCATTTGCACACTTCATCCCCTGTTTCATGCGGCATGATCAAATCAAGTACGGCCACATCCGGCTTGCGCTCCATCACGGCCTGCCTAAATTCAAGAGCGGTGCTGAAGCCAAGTACATAATGGCCCGGCTTTGCGGCCTCTCGCCATAAAATGGCCTCCAGCACATCGTCGTCAAGAACGTAGATCAGCATCGTCAATAGCCTCAAATGATTTGCATGCACGCTTGAATGGTTTGCTTGGCCCATGCCATACGCACTGACGGTCGTTCAGCCTGAAATGCTCGCAGTCTTTGCAATACCATTTCATGTACTCAGGACGCATTGCTACCGACCTTGACTTCGGCTATGGTGCTAGCCCCTTTTGTCAGCCCATATTGGCCCAGCAGGTATGTCAGCCAGCCATTCGGCAGGTCAGGCAGTGTGGCAGTCTTGTACAGCTGGTAGCCTGCATAAATCAGCAGCATGGTCAGCACCAGTGCGACACTGACTCGGCTGATGGAATACTGTTTAGTGTAGTCGTCCTTGAGCATGTCCATCTTATTCACCCAACTGGTAATGGGGGAAATCGGGCTTTGACCACATACCACCGGCATCCAGGCCAACCTTCTTGCCAATAGCAGCGGCTTCAGCATAATCACCAATGCTGTTATCGTTGCCATCCCACTTGGTTTCCCAATGGGGCTTGCCGTACTTCAGCAGCCTAATATCGAATGCTCTGGAGCGCCCATGCTGATCGGGGAAGTGCCGGGAGTTGAGCGTCCATGTTACACGGTAGTTGTTTTCTTTGGGGCTGATAGGGCGAAGACCAGCGTTCTTGCGAAGGCGATTAACCTCTTCAAGGTCTTCTCTGCCCTGCGCATAATAGGCTGCTTGGACGGCGGGAGTGCGGAGGACTTCGTTGAGTTCAAAGTCCAGACCAGCAAGATGCATCTCCATATAAAACTTCTCATAGAGGACTTGCAGGTCGGGGGTCATCTCTTTGAATAGTTGGTCTTGCGTCTTCACGACGTGTCACCTCAAAACAAGTTGTCAGTAATGTACAGCCTTCTGGGTTGTTTTTCAATCTAAAACAGAAGCAAGGCTCCGTTCAGCACTGGCTGCCAGCTGATTCTTGGCTTCAGTTATGGCGTCTATGGCTTCACGCTTCTCTGCCCCGGTCATGTCGCGGGAGTTTTCTATCGCTCTTGTCTGGGCGTTCAGTTTGGCCAGTTGCCGCTGTATTCTGTTGGCTGCTTTGTAAAGCCCCAACTCGTTCTGCTTCTCTTCAGCGTACCGCTCAGCACGCTCAGGGTCAGTCTCGTTCAACAGCTTGAAGGTAGCATGAGCTTCGGTGATCTCACGGGACTGCTTGTAGAACTGTGTCAGATACCGGCTGGATGCGCTGGGCAGCTCTTCTGCGAAGTTGCCCACGAAGAACATCTCTTTCAGCCTGCGGTCGGCTTCAGCTGGGCGGTCCATAATACCCTTGGCAGTCAGATCGCCTATGGTCAGGGCGGCAGTACCAAGCCACCCGGCATAGGACTTGACAAGGTGGTCAATCTGCACCGGGGACACGAGCCCGTTTTTGCCCAACAGTCTGGCTGCCTCACTGGTGGTGCCGGTGTAACGCTCTGACTTCTGCAGATGCTCCATCCCCTCAGACTCAATAGCACGCTTGGTGAAGCTGTTCTCGTTTGCATATACGTCTATTACCGGTTTAAACATCTGTGGCACCGGGTTCATTGCAAACGTGTTCAGGACAGTATCTTTAAGGAACCTGGCGAACTGCTTACCAGTCATCTCATCGCTCATATACAGTTCCGCAGTGCGTTCTGCCAACGTGGCTATGGCACCCACTTCAAACGGCTTGGGGATACGATAGGCCCTACCGTCTACCTTGAACCACCAGTAGTTGTCACGGTCCCAGTCCTCGCGCTTCTTCCAGTCGTCATCGTCACGGTACTTCATCAACAGGAAGAGGGACGCCAGAGCGGTTGCTCCAAGCACAGCTGCGAATCTGCCGCTATCCTCTCGTGCCCCGCGAGCCAGCTTGTCCAGACCCTGAATCCGGGCGTTCATAAACGGTACAACTGAGGTCAGGTATCTGATAACCCCACTGGTGCCACCCATAGAGAAGTCCAGCATATCCCGTGCTTGGAAGGCGGCCTCGGCGTGTGATACGCCCTGTTCCCTCAGCTGCTGGTACAGGGCAGCGCGGTTGGCACCCTCAGTGGTGTCGCCCCACTCGTTGTACCAGTCAAGACCCTTGGTGAACTTGTCTTTAACGTGTTCCCAGCTGGTGACAATGGTATTCTCCGGGATGCCTGCATTGATCAACTTTCTCATGTGGGAGGCACGGTCGCCTTCCAGCATGGTGCCAAACCGGATGATGCCGCCAGAAGCCAGCAGCGAAGCATAGGTCTGGTTCTGCTTGTCCCTCATGATATCAAGTCCGTCGCTCACGTTCTTGAGCGGGTTGTAGCCAAGAGGTGATACAGCCATCGCAGCGATAGAGTCCCTGATCAGGTTGCGCAGTTTGAAGGTAGGGTTGGCAGTAACACCTACGGTCAGCCAGTGCTTAAACTTGCCCATGGCTTTCGCGCCCGGACCGTCGCTCCCTGCTCTGGATATGGCGGTGATAGCGTCCAGTACCGGGGCGTACTCTTCGTCAATGGTGTAGCTGGTCTTCTTACCACCGTCCATAAACCAGACAGCGCCCTTCTCGCCATGCTTGGCTTTGGCCGCGATACCCATACGCTCTGCTGATTCAAGGGCCTGCTTTGCTGCCCGGTTCTTGGCAGAAGCTGACAGGATGTGTGACCAGTTCATCAGGATATTGGCCATCAAGTCTTGGTTCAACTTGCCTGTGCCGCCTCTCAGCTTCTTGAATGCGTACTGGCGGACAAGGCCGCTGGAAGTGCTTGGGCCCACATCTGAACCCTCTATACCGTCCTCAGCTGCACGATAGAAGGGGATGTAGAACTCGTCTTCCCAGAACTGCTTGGAGTTTGCGTCTATCAGCCCGGAATCGCGGCCTACGTTCAACACCTTGGCGTTGAGTTTCTGGAACTCCTTCAACGTATCCGAGTATACCTTCAGGCGCTTCTGGCCGTCGGGCAGGTCGCCTTGGTTCAACAACTTCAGCTCACGGATATCAGCAGTACCGAACAGCCGCTCCCTTTCGTCCTTGGAGAGCTTGTCGGCACGCTGGGCAGCCACCCACCACATCCAGCGGTCGTGCTCACCCTGCAGCCCCTGCATCAGCTCAGTCAGACCCTTGCCGCCCACGATACTGTCATACACCCCACCGTTGATGCGGATGTCGCCGTAGTTCAGGAACGCCTCAAGAGCACCGTCAGAAGCCTTGGACAGTCTGGCGTACATGTAGGCAGCAGGATCATCAAGCCCTTTCAGCGGGTCAAACTGGTCAACATACTTCTGCCTGAAGTTGCCGAACATGGACTTCTGCAGAGACTCCGCCTTGTCTTGCCAAGTCTTGTCGATAGTCAGAGCCCCCACATTATGGAGGGCGTTGAATTGGCCTTGGGTCAGGCCGGTTGCAATCAGGGTGTCGTTGATAGAGAACCGTATATCAGGGTTGCTACCATCCCATGTGCCACGGTTGCCCATTGACGACTTAATTTGCTCTGGCCTAAATGCCACATACACGCCGCCCGGCATCACTACTCCATCGTAGCCCTGAGTTTTCAGTTGTTCAAAATACTCCCCTTGCGCTTTTTTATAGTTAGATGCGTACCGTAAGGAGTCGGGAACCGTATCTAGTGCTTTAGGGTTCTGGAGTGACAAATAGACTGGTATTACGCGACCTCTGGTGTTGGTGTGGATAAACTTGCCAGTGTAATAATCCATCTTGGTGGCTTGGCTGTCATTCTCCATTGCGTATTGCGACGCGACCTCCCGGTCAGAGGTAAACCATACTCCATTTTTAGGTGCTTTGAACTTGGTAAAATCAGCATCCTTGCTCGTGCCTGTATACACCACCAGCGGCTTGCCCTGACCGTCAACCACCTTGCTATTGCCGAACCAAGTCTTGAACTCAGGCGACCCCACCGAGAACTTCATCACCGCATCCCGGCGCTGCTTTGCCGCCTCAGCAATATCCTGCCCCAGTCCAGCCTCAGCAACAGCCTTGTCAATCACGTTGTCAGTCAACTTGGCTACAGCGGCCTGCCCTTGCTCCTTGGCCTTCGGGTTCGCTTCAAACATCTTGGAGAACACTCTGGCCGCTTCAGGATTCAGGTAAGGGTTAAGGTAACCGTCCAGTTCTGCCTGCACATTGCCATCGTATGCCTTGGGGCCACCTTGGGCTCTGAACTTGAACGTGCCGCCACCGTCAACAACCATCAGTCTGCCGTAGCCGGTCTGGACAAGGTTGTCATACCCAAGACCCACCACGTCCCAGTTCTTCAGAACAGCAGATACATAGTATGCAGCCGGGGCATCAGGGTGGGCAGCAAGCTCGGCAGGCTCCAACTCCTGAAGATCATCTCTCCAGCGCGATGCAAGCCCGTTGAGACCGTTTTGCAGAGGACCGAGGGTAAGGTCAGGGGAAGGAAGCCCAGCTGCTCTGTACAGCTTCGCGGCAGCTATCTCTGACTTGGCCTGATTGTCATCGTCGTAGAACTTAACGTAGAACCTGTTGCCAGCAGCGTCCTGATAGATGCCACCGGGGTTGGAGCCCAGGCGCTCACTGTCGGCAGCCTTGGTGAAGGACATGGTGTCAGCCGGGGTGGCTACGCTGAAGCGGATGTCCCCCAGCGCCTGCAGCTTATTGGCGATCTCCGGGGTCATGGGGTCGCCTACCTTGACGACGTTGGTGCCCAGGGCCTTCTGGTCGGCTTCGGTAATCTTGAGGTTGGCCACGTCTTCAGCCGTAACCGGGCGTTGGCCGTATGAGCCTACGTTGCCGGTAGCGGATTTGATTTGCTGGTCTTCTGATTGGCCTATCAGCGCGAGGTTGAGCTGCCCACCCGTCTTGGTATCGCCTGTATCCTTATCTTCATAAAGAAGTTGGCCAAACTCGGTCTCAAAGTAGGCGTCATACCCATTATCGCGTAGCCAGTCCTGCACATCAGGATGGTCAAACGGCTCCCAAGCCCCCTTGGCGATCTTGTCCCTGCGGTAGGTGTCGAGCATAGCCGGTACTCCTGCTATCAGCGCGTCCATGTGGTCCTTACGCCAGAACATGAACGGGTTCTTGGTTTTGACGTAGACAGGCATGACTTCGTAGCCAAAAAGCTGGTTAGATGCAGCCTTGCTTTCATCATCTAGGCGGATTTGGGCGGCTTTAATTTCTGCTTCGCTGCCCCCGCTTTCGCGCACCTGTGCCACTTTGTCGGCGTAATATTTAAGCTGTGCGGCCACTTCTTCCGCACCGTCAAACTGCATAAACCGGTACGACCCAGCCCACTCAGCGTTTGGCGACACAAACACAGACCGATTGCCTCTGGAATCTCTGCCATCGCCATCATTTGCCTTGGTGGCAAACTTGTTGAATTTATGTTGCCACTTCGGCCCATGGAACATCAAGTACACGCCGGGGCCGAAGTCCTTGTATCTCTCCCCAAGTATGTCAGGGTCCGTTTCTCTCCACTCGTTGCGGCCTATGCCTACCCCGCGGGTGAATAGCTCTGGCAGTTCCACGCGCAATGGCAGCCCTTCTGTCCACTCTGTAAAACCTTGGTCCGCTACAGAGAGCCTGACTCTATCCTGCGCAACATCTCTTCGTAGCCCAGTGTCTCCAATATTGACGGCTCCAGTCCCAGCTCCTGCAGCTTGGCTTTGACCCTGTTGGTTGGCCCCCTCTGCCCCGGACTCTCCATCAAGTCCTTCAGCAGGTGGCTGTATATTCGTATTTCGTCCTTGTCCAGTTCTGTCATCCTGCACCTCCGTCCCCACGCTAAACCTGCGTGGTGGGTTCAGGTCATAGACCGTACCGTCAGGTTTGCGCAGTGCTTCATACGCTTTCATATCAGTGCCCAGCTTGGTCTTGGCAATCAGGTGCTTGATCTTGTCAACCGCCTCAAAGTTGCCTTGCTGGACCTGCTCTATTGCTTCTGCCACCCTGCCTACGTCGTCCCTGTACACCATGTTCTTGATGTTGGTGAGCCCCTTGACTGGGTCTTCCATTACCTTGAGGCCAACACCATTGGCACGGTCAGCTATGTAGGCTGCATCGGTCTGGCCACCCAGCGTGTCTGCCAACTCTTGCGCAAACGCAGCAGGGTCTTGGCCGATTAAGGCTTCTCGCTCTTGTTGGGTGGCGTTTCTGCTGAGGCCCCAGTGTCGTTCTGCGAACTCTCGTCTGATCTGGTACGCCTCATGGTAGAAAGCCTCACCGGCTCGTTGAAGATCGGATCGTCTGGTCCCGGACGTCTTGGCGGCACTCCCGGTTTTTCCCAAAACGGCAATCTGTTCTCTGTAGCTTGTTCCATAACCCACTCCTTCTTGGAAACCCGAATGGTGCATCAGCCCAGACGGGGAGTAAAAATCCATAGCCCCTGTTGCTTTTGTCTTTAGGCCAGCAGCCTCCACGGCATCGGATATGGCGAGCTTAAACGTCTTAAAATCACCTTCGCTCCAATCCACTACTCTGATACCGTTGTCAGTAGGCACCGCAATCGGAGCCGCATCGCCAAATATCTTGGTCAGTTCTGCGCCAAACTTCTGAAACTCATCTCTGGTAAGCTGGCCACCGAAGTCAAACTCAATGGCGTTGTCAAACTCACCAGTGGATTCATATACCGGTACGTGGTAACCCTCGCCATCCTGATGGGTGACCATGCCTGCCAGTGCAAGCAGCGTTCTCAGCTGCTGCTCATACTCGGCCTTGAATACTGGCTTACCCTTCTCGTCGATCTCAAGCTCATGCCTGATCAGGTCTTGGTCGGCTTTGTTGGTCTGGCCCTTCCAGAGCCCGTACCCTCTCAGTAGGCCACGGTCTTTGAGGCCCAGCACATCCATCGCGTTCAGGATGAACTTGCGCTTGGCTGCCAGAGTGCGGTCGTCAAACTCATCCCTGACTTTCAGTGGAGATTGCTGGTAGGCGTCTGCGTATCCATATCCTGAGTCAAGCCCCGGCGCTGCTTCTGTGGACATGTTGCCAGTTCTGTACAGCGTTGAGTCAACTGGCTTCCACTGCCCTTTGGCGTCCGCCTTCATTACGGTGCGGCTTCTGATCTCGATATGCTCACGGTCATTGAATATCGCGTAGTTCAACTCACCATTATCAGCTGCCCTGACTACTGCCTCATTACTCGACAGATGGCCACCTGCCCAACCTGCCGGGGCTGCCGTTCCTATAATGCCGTGCTTGGACAGGATATCGTTCAGTGCCCACTCACCGCCTGCCTTTGGTGCTGTCTGGTTGTAAAAGACCGTCCCTGTTGTGTCATCAACTGCAAACCCTGCTGCCCTGATGGCATCCTGTACACGCTTGGTCTGCTTGTTCAGCGGCACGTCAAACCTGAGAACTGATTTGCCTTGTGCCCGTGGGTTCACTCTCGTATTCAGGAAGTAGGTCTCTACGCCATTGGTGTAGGCAGCGGCGTAGAACATCCCTGTCTCAGGCGTGGTAGCCAAGTATGTCCCGGCTCCCAGAGCAGCACCACCTTCGTTCGTACCTGAGAACTGGCGTGCATCAAAGTACCCGTCTGCCGATACGTTGGGGGTATCGTTGCCAGTACCATGGTACAGATCAAGCTTGCCAGAGTCCAGCATCGCTTCCACTTGGGGCATGTAAGTTGCCACTGATTTCTCAAGGGCATCCCTTGTGTTGGCAGAAATCCCGGCATAGCCACCCGGCTTGTTCGTTTGCGCGTTGAGAGAGAACCTGTTTACATTTGTACTATGCGACTTCTTAGTTGTTTTGTCAATACCACCAACTTTTGCCTTGGTGTCACGTCCAGCTTTGAAGGCTTGCTTGGCCATGCTCAGAATGTCTTGATCAGACCACTTGAGGTTAAGACCAGCCATGCGCAGCCAGTTGCGTGCAGCAGAAGTGAGCCTACGGATAGAGTTACTGCCCACCATAGCCTTGGTCAGGGCAGACGCACCGGCATAGGCGGGGTCAGTGTGGGACGCCAGCCATTCTTCAGTGCCTTCGCGCTGGCCTGCTTCTGCGGTCAAGTCTAGCGGTGCCAGCTTGGCCTCAACACGGAACGGGTTCAAACCGTTGACATACGCATCTACCCTGTCCTTGTGCTGGTTGTAGACGGCATCCAGCATCGGGTTCATCTTGTCGCCAAAGATAGCCACAAAGCCACGGTGTTTGAGCTCGTGACGGGCGACGTAAGCAGCGCGGCTGGCAGCAGTGGCAAGGTCCTTGCCCTTGATGTCATCGGTGAAGAAGTGGATTGAGCCGTCGTCAGAGGAGTAGAAGCCCTCTCCGCCAACCTTGACATCGGTGCCCCGTTCCTTGTTCATCTCAGCCACGTTGCGCCAGATGTTGACTCCGGGGGCTGCGTTGGTCGCCATGGACCGGATAGCCTGACGCTTCATGACCGTCTCGATGGCTACACCTCGGGCATACTCCTCGAAGGTCGGTGGTTCCTTTTTATCGGTCTCTGACTCAGACTCGTTGGTGGCAGCGTCCGGGGCAGACCATTTGGTTGTGTTTACCGTGGTATCATCGATGTTGGACATCTCGGCTTCATATCTGGCTTCACCTTTACCCCAGTTGGTCGGAGCCTCCACTCCTTGGCCCTTCAGCTTCTGCACCGTTTTGCGAGCGTCTGCAAGATATGATTCAAGGTCAGCGATATAATCCGCGTCTCTATTTTTGTCTTTGGCCTTCTGTATGTCCTTCTTGAGCTGGGGTATGGCGTCCATGGCTTCAGCGAGCTGCACCATTTTCTTGGCTGTTGCCTTGTCCTTGGCCTGCACACTTACCTTGTCTCCACCTTCAGTCATGACTTCGTGGGTGGGGGTCTCGACAGCAGCAGGAGCAGCTGCCTTCTTGGCCTTCTGCTTCTTGATGCCTTCAGAGATCAGGGTCGGTTTAGCAGGCTGCAGAGGCGTCTCAGGCATCGTGGCCCCAGATGGTGCGCTTGCAGCCTTAGTGCTGCCAATGCGTGCCCTTATAGCGTCTGCCTCATCCTTGAGCCCAAAGGACTCCTTGACGTCGGCCAGCTTCTCAAGTTCTGCGTCTGTCTTTCCTGCGTACTCGTCGGCAGCAGGCTGCAGAGGCTTAGTCTCTTCGGTGAGAGATTGGTTTGAGCTTGCAGCCTGAGTCGCTGGCACGCCAGCAGACTTACTTTTTGCCGCCTTTTTTGCAGGGGCCTTTGTCTTTGCCGCCGAAGGGCTTGCCACCGGGGACTGCTGGGGCTCCTTTGCCTGCTGGTTGCTTTGCGAAAGGGTTTGGTTTGCCTGCTGAGAATCCGCCTTTTGCCATGATGAATCTCCTTCTTTGAGGTTGGTCAGCATCCCTTCTACGCCTGCTCCGGCTACCGGTGCCTGCTTGGGTGCATTCTTGAATGGCTTGTTCGCCTGAGCCGTGTATTCGCTGGTGGGAACGCCTTTGTCAGAAGCTGGTTTGTAACCGGCTGGAGTGATCTCTCCTGCAGGAGCCTGAACGCCAGCATCAACCGGCTTGGGCGCCAGTTTGTTCAGCTTCTGCAACGAACCCATCACATTCAGGTCGTGCTTCAGCTGGGCCTGCTCCTGCTCGGTCAGCATCTGGCCTGACAGGGTCTTGGTCATGGTGGTCATAACGCGGTCGTAGGCTGCCTGCTGAATCTGTTCTGAACTGGCCACGCTCGGCACATCAAGGCTGCCGGTCTTATCGGTTGCCAGCAACTCGTTCCCATTACGGAACTCAAGACCAGCAGATTGAGCAGCCGGACCCATCTTGGTATCGCCAGTGGTCAGTGGGCCGTCAGCCATTGCGAAGTTGTCGCCAAGAGCTTTCCCGGCCAGATCAGCCGGAGCAGGCAGAGCCTTGAGTGGGGCTGGTAGGGCAGGCCGGTCAGGCACTATTTCGCCCTCAATCACTGGTGGCCCGTTCAGCACGTCAATCTCAGACATAGACAGAGGGGCGATGACATCCCCTGAGACCGCTCTACCGTCTATTGCGTTGCCAGCCTGTCCATCGTCTGCGCCAGTATCAAAAGTTGATCCACCGGCCCAAGGTTTGCGAGGATCAGTGATAGGTTGTCCAGTCGGAGTAAAACCTATCTGCAGCAAGTCTTGGTCACTCTGGGTGCTGCCCGGTTGCTGCATCCAACCACGGGCCACCATTTCGGCTTCCAACTCTTTCTTGCGCACCGGGTCGGTGATATTGCGCTGGTATTCTGCCTCTACCTCTTTGCGGTAGGTGTCCATATCAACGTCATTCTTGGCCATACGATGCTGGACAGTGCCACCACCGGCACCCATGAGGCCACCGACTGCAAGGCCTTCAGCGCCAGCCTCAGCCATGCCTTCAGTGTAGGGACGACCAGCACCAAGGTTCTCAGCACCCTTCTCCCACATAGACTGTGGCATTTCTTCAAAGGCACCTTCAGAGGCGGCACCCTGAGCCATGCGGGTGGGCATACCCTTCTTGGATGCGCCGATAGCCGCCTTGTTGACCAGAGAGGCCTCAACATCATCCCAGCCCAGCTTCTTCTGGAGTTTGCCAGACGCGCCTCCAATAGCAGCAGTACCTAGACCGCCGAGGACAGCAGCGCCCTGCTGGCCGGGGGTGAGCAGTCCGTCCTTGCTCTGCTCTCTCATGCCTTCAGCAAGCGAACCAGCGGAGTAAGCGCCTTCGCCCACAGCAGCTGCCTTCCATGCGTTTGCAGCACCACCCAGTATCTTTGGAGCTATGGCGGCAGCACCACGGCCAATACCAGCAGCACCCAGCATGGACGGGGCGGACTCAAGAGCACCGTGGAATGCTACGGAAGGGTTGTCCACCAACGCAGACAGTTTGCCTCCGAACCCCTTGGCGTCTGAGACCTTCTGGTTGGCCGCCTTCTGGGCATCAGAATACCAAGTATCCAACTCAGCCTGTGTCTTCTTCAGCTGCACCGGAGTATAGTCTTCGATAGCCTTGCCGATATGGCCGCCAGTTGCGGTATCAGCCAGACCGACACCAGACTGCACGAGGCCGACAGAGCCCTTTAAGGCCGATACGCCGACATCAGCTGCAGTGCCAAGAATGGTGCGCTTGGGGGATTCTCCGTCGAGCCGTCCATCAAAAGGCTTCAGCACAGGCTCTTTATCAAGTTCTCCAGAAAATGGTTTCAGAGCCATTTAGCCCTCCATGATGTGTCTGTTGCCTTTTTCGTCTTCATACACCGGCTTGCCTCCAGATGTACCGACTTGTCGTTTCATGCCCTTTGGTAACTTGGAGGCAGCCTGCTCGCCACTGTCCTCAAACCCTGCCAGCTTGGCCAGCCGTGCGTGGTCCTTCTCCAGCGCCACCATGGCCGTTTCACGCTTCCTGGGGTCTACTATGCCTTCAAGGGCCTTGGTCTTTTGTTCTATGCTGGTGCTCAGCGCCTTGATACTGTCTGAGCGCTGTGAGTCCTTGCCGGTCTTGATAGCTGCGTCCACCTTCAGCTTGTCACCTTCAGCGTCTCTGTCCGCCTTGTACCGTGTCGCATCAGCCGTCATCTTATGACCAGAGAGGGCTTGGTCTGCCGCGTACTTACGGTCGTCAGACTGCTGCTTCCCGAGTGCAAGGGCTTGGTCGTTCTTCTCTTTGCCGAGGTAAGCGTCACGACGGGCCTTGAAGGCCTCTACCTCTGCGGCAGCCCCTGATCTGGTAAATGAGCCCATCTTGGTGTTGCTCATATTCTCAAAGGCAGCACGCTCTCTTGGGGACATGTTGATAGCATTGAAGCGCTCGTTCGCGGCGTTGACCTCTTGAGCCTTGGCCACCTGCTGGTCATAAGTCATACCCTGTAAATTGCGATTCGACATAGTACCGAGATTGGCAGTTATCTGTTCGTCAGGCAGTGCCCTCCCGAACTCATCAGTCCTTGCTTTGGAGGAGTAAGAGGTCAGGGCTGACGGCTGCATATTGATCTGGGACAAAGCTGCTGTGTTGGCAGACCCATTTGACCAATCGCTACGGCTTCCGTTGGCCACAACGCCGGGGCCAGCTTTGCCACTGGCTACGTCGAACCTTTTGAATTGCTCAGGGCTCAACCCCATTTTAGCGATGGCATTTTGCACCACGTTGGCCGCAGAGGTGGATATCGCCTTGTTAGCAGCCGGTTCCGGCCTCGCAGTAGCCGGGGCGACAGGGGCATTTGGGGCAGGAGCAGGAGTGGCTATGGCTGGGGACGGTGGAGCTGGCGCGGAGGAGGTCTTGGCAGTGTCCGCCTGCGACACAGCGCCGGTATACCTCCCGTCCTCGTCATAATTCTTTCCGCCGAACACAGCTCCTACGGCCCGGTCTACAAAGCCTCCGGGTTTACCTCGGAAATAACTCTCTTCGGACTTCGGCACTTTCGCGGCGCTGGATAACTTTGTTTCAAGAGCTTTAGTGTCCTGCTCAAAATCTGCCATATATCTTACCTCCAACTTGTTGTTAGCACATTACCAGCTTCTTGGTTGTCATGCGAATCAGAATCCACCGGGTGATTGCTTCAGGTTAGCCACAGCCAACCGGTTCGCGTTCTTGGACTCGATATCACCGTCGTAGCTGGTCTGACCTTGCGCCTGATAACCGAGGCTTGCAGTGGTTGATACCGTGTTGAATGATGATGCAATCAACTGCATGGCCCCTGACGCGGTACCTTTCAGTAACTCAAGGTCAGCAGCGTACTTGCGTATTGCTTGGTCGATATTGGACAGCGCAAATTTGCTTGCCAGATCAGCTATGCCCATAGCCTTGCGTGACGCCACTTCGTCAGCAGCCGCCTTCGATCTTGCCTCTTCCCCCTGTGCAGACACATCAGCCGCAGCTCCTTGGACAGCGGCAGAGTAAGCTGCTGCAAGGGCCTTGTTGACTTCGGTAGGGGCGTTGGTAGCCGCTATAGCACCTTGTATCTCTGCGGTAAACTGTCCAGAAAGGGATTTGTTGTAGTCTGACAAAGCACTTACCCTAGCTGTCTCGGCCTGCACTTCTGCCGTGAACTGACCTGCCAGAGATTTGTTATAATCGGCAAAGGCACTTACCTTTGCTACGCCAGCCTGAACCTCAGCCGTAAACTGGCTTGCAAGCGACTTATTGTAGTCAGACAAAGCCCCAACTCTTGCTGTTTCCGCCTGCACTTCAGCAGAAAAGTTTGCCGCATACGCCTTGTTCAGATCAGATAAAGCGCCAATACGGGCCGATTCTGCACCCACCTCTGCACTGAACATCTGGACTATGCTATTGTTGGCCGTTGCCAGCGTGCTGATATACTTACCCTCAAGATCAGCGTTTGCTGCCAGCACCTGTATCGCGGCCTTAAATCCCTCAAGATCAAGCATAACCTCGTTCTTTGCGGCTTCAAAGTCACGCATTACCTTGCTGTCATGCAACCTGCCAAGCATATCTATTGCTTGTGAAGTCGCAGCCAATACAGCTTTATTGTAATCCACCGCCAACCTAGCAGACTCAGCCATGATTTGAGAGCTTGAGTCAGACAAGAGCAGAGCCGTCTGGTTGTTCATCTCTGTCTGCTTTGCGAGTAGAGCGCCGGGGGGCATATCAAACCCGCGAGCAGAAAACTGAGTTGTGATCTCAGTATAAGCCGCTGAACGAGCAGCGTTCTGTCGTGCTGTCTCTCTGGCAAACAAAGCGGCTTCTGCACTGCCAAGACCAGTATGCGTACCTGACAACTCAGCATTCAATTTCGCCTTCAGTGTATCAAGCAGGTTGTCGCTAAAGGCAGTATTGGTAAACGTGATGTCGGTAGATGGTGCTGCGCCTGCCTCATACTGCGTTGGCTCTGGTATGGCTTGTATCGTCCCTCTGAGCGTAGGCGCGGAATACGAGATTGACTGCCAAGAAGGGGCATTAGGCATAGAGGGGGCTAATCCTGCCGTTTCGTAGGTAGGCGCTTCTGGCAAGTCAGGTACAATATCTGTTGTGTTGTATGACGGTGCGAGTGGCATTACGGGAGCAAGTTCTTCCCCAAGGATATACTCAGGACTTGCAGGTGCTGTGTACGCCACAGGACCATTGTACGCTGGCGCTGCCGGGGCGGTATACGTGATAGTGGACGCCTCGCTAACCGGTATCCCGTCAATAGCATCTTGTGCCGCCTGAATAAACGCTGACACGTCAAACTGTTCGTTGTTGGCTACAATATCGGCCAGCTTCGATTCAAGCATGGTTCTACCATACTCGGCCCACACCGACACGTCGCTGTATTTCGCCTCTATCACGGTTTTTACCGCGTCAGATGTTAGCATACCGTCAAGGTTAAGTTCTGACATCACTGGACTCCTTAGAAGTAGGTACTCAGGTCAATGGTATCAAGGCCGGTGGTATCAACAGTAACGGTCTTACCAAAAGACGGGCAGGATACGGTAACGGTCGATCCCTTAATGACAGCAAGTTGAGCATAGCCTGCTGCATTGGTTTCAGTGGTCACTGTTTCTGTTCCGATAATATCAGTGCCGATGTTGTAGGCAGTGTTGTGAGACGCAGTAACCTTAACGCCGCTCCATCCGTTCACAAGCACGGTGCCGCTGGTGGTGTTGGTCAGGGTCTTGGTGGGGGAGCCGGTTGGCGTGCCGTCTATCTTGGCAACGGTCATGGTCAGCGTGGTCATGGGTTGTTCACTGGCAACAACTTCGGTGACAGTCATATAGTCGATCCGGTACGTGTCAATGCCAAGCGTTGCACTAACCATGTTACCCACTACAGCATAAACACCGGCATCAAGATTCAGTATCTGGTTGGCAGGCAGGGTGAACAACAGCTTTGTGCCGTCAACGCTTACAGACAGGTCAACAGTAAAGACTGCCGAGCCTGGGTAGGTCTTATATACTGCTGCCGTACCGGTCCAGTCAGCAGCCGTAGCGATAACAGCTTGTGTGTACTGCCCTGAAAAACCGTTGCCCTTCTGCACGACTATGCTCATGGCTGTTGCTCCAGTTTAAAGTTGATTGATGCGTCCGTAAGGGTGAAATCGACAACAGGAGGATAGACCGCTTCAAAGGGTATCTGCTTCTTGATCTGGTTGCCGCCTACCAGCATCCCGCCGGTCATGGTCATGCCAGCACTTGTGGTAACAGGGAATGTACCGCCAATTATTGCTCCGCCTGACATATTCAATCCAGCAGGTAGGTTGAAATTGCCGCTTACTACAAGACCGCCTGCTGTTACAAACGAATAGCCTGATGCAAGGCCAAGATTACCACCGGCTACAAAACCACCTGTCATGTCGTGGTAATAGCCGTTACCGAAAGGACACTCACCGCCTGCAACAAATCCACCCGACATTGACATGCCTGATTTGGTTGTAACAGGCAACGTCCCGCCAACAACCATTCCACCGGACATCACGAGATACCCGCCTGATATTGTCGGAACATACTCGCCAATCTCAGTCAGGTTGTTAATTGCAAACCTGCCCTGCTCAGTGATATCTCCGCCGGATATGTAGAGGCCAGTTGATGTGAGCATTTATGCTATCCGCTTAATTGCTATTTTCCCGGACTGTGCAAACGGGAACGTTATTGTGCCCAGCGATGTCCACTCCGTTGTAGTGTTATCCCAATATCCAGCATACACGTCACGGTACAAGCCGTTGGTATTACTAAATTTATACACAGAATTACCCAACCAGCCTTTATATTTAGTGCTAGTTGTCACATTGAAATTTGCGTAAACCAATAATGATGAGCCCATGGTTATTGTGCTGGTTGATGTAGCAAAACTATTGCTGGTAAGCGTTGTAATGCCTACTTGTGTCGCTGTTCCTATCATACCTGTCTGACTAGAGTTGTTTGGATTAAATGTAATTGCGCCTGAATTTGTTGACGCTATTGTGAGATCTCCTGTTAAATGCAGCTCATATTCTCCATTTGTTGTAGCTACACGCAGCGGAACACTGGTTGCTGATGTGTATGTAATGATAGCAGTTTCACCAACTGCCAGCGGATAGTCAGTGGTTGCGCTGGTCAGGTCAATAATGTCGCTATCTTTTTGAAGAGTGTTCAGACGCTTAATAGCCATAATGACCCCTTACTTGGTTTGCACACCATCGCAGCAGATATTGTTTGAAGCCGCGTTGGTGTTCTTCACACGATAATACTTGCCATTGGTACAATGCAAAAACATCCCCATCCATGCACCGGCACCTATCTGTGTATCAACAGTGACTGCTGTAGTTCCGTCATAGAACTCAAGCACGGCATCCGTTGAATGGCTGATGTTATGGATAACAACCTCTACCCCTGCACTCGGCTGGATAGCAAAGTAGGCATCTTGCGCTGTAGCTGTTACACCCTGATTATAAACATCTCCTGCTGCCATATCAGCCTCCTATCAGGTAGGTGTACCTTTGCTGATTTGAACCACAACGTCCACCACGTACATGTGACCATTTGCAGTAGGGGTGTAGGAAGCAGCGGCCTTTTCAGCACAGATCAGCACGCCATCAGCATCTACAATGTACGCCCCGTAAATGGCGGGGTTGGTGGTAAGAGCACCAGTAAACACGAATGACTGTTGTGTGTTGTATGCACACTGCACGATGCCACCAACCGTAGAGGTAGTGAACTCTGATGCTATCAACGTCTTTGCAGCATACCCTCCACCAGAAGCCTCTGTGTAATCACCGATCACGTCATCATCAGCAGGTGTGATGTCGTTGACAAACAGTTTGAGCGTCAGGTTGTTACCTGCTGCGGGGTTGGTTTTCTTAAAATAGCTGTTGGCAATCTGAGTTGCCCCTGTGTCCATCAGTACCATTGCCATATTGTCACCTCTCTAATGTTGCCATGAAATAGCTTAAACCATAAGCCGGTAGGATCATCTTCCAGTCACTATTACAGACCAGCAAAGCAGCCCAAAAGCCGGTGCACATCCGACACTCTATCATGTGTTTGTTGTTGCCTATCTTCAGCTTCGGTGTTTTACGCATAAACCAAAGCCTTACTGGTTCAAACAAGCTGCTTGATGCCACCACAAAGGTGACTGCATAGGCCGACAAAGAATAAATAATCAGATCAATCATGCTATGCCTATCGGGTAATAAATTTCAGGAGAAGGCAGGTTAAGAGGCAACCCATCATCATCCTTTGCTGCTGCCACTGCTGCGTCAAACAGTTGCTTTATCTCTGTGTTGCCAAGGTTGTTGATCACCTGTTCCACCTCTGGCAAGAAGAACGAATAAAAATCATGATCAGCATACTTGATATAGTTGCCTATGATGTCTTGTGTGACCCATAAATTAGCGTTCAACGTAGTCTTAAATGGAGCAGCGCATCTTTTGCTTACAGGCCCACCAAGCACGTTGTAAAATCTTTCATACGCTTCTGCTGCCATAAGGCTATGGAATGGCGGGCACCCAACGAACATATAATCTCTGATCCAGTCAGGGTAAAAGAAGTCTTTACCTCCATCAGTTTCAGCCCTTTTATACCCGTTCATGATACCGACGCCATCACCAGTCAAAAACCCTTCATAACAAGGTGCATAACCAATATCGCCGGGATCATTGTACCAATAAAACCAACTTGCTTTTAACCACTCGTAGCCGGGAGCAGCCAAAAAGAACATAGACTTTGAACTAGGCTGAGGCCATACAACAGGTTGTGCTGTATTGATTTTTTTAACAGTGTCTTTTGCAAAAGAAGCAACAGGTTGACCCTTAACGTACAACGTAAAATCAACATCTATTGTACTGTCTATCTGCATAAAGTACGCTATAAGCTGCACAGTTGCGTACAAGGTGAAAACCTGAAACGGGTTTTGTTGCTCTACTCTTGAAGTGTGTGTCTCTGTTTGTTTCCGCACCAAGTAAACATCGTGTTCAAGATCAGCATACATGATTTGAGACACTTGACCGCTAACAGATTCTGACATCTGGCCTGTTATTGTGCCTGAAGATGTAGCACCGCAAGGTGTGATGCTGCCTAAAACATACTTGTATTTTTCAGCATCGTACTTTGTATTGTACGCTGTTGCTAAATAAAAGTTGCGCTTGACATCAAGAAGCTCTAACCCGTTCCAAGACAACCGCACATCCCAATAATGTTTGGCAATATGTGTCCTACCATCTTCAATAGTAAATGGGATGTCTTCCTGCACAAGGCAGTTGTATATTGAGCAATCTTCTGCCACTTACTTGACCTCTCCACCACCACAGCAGCTTGACTGCTCAAAGATTTCATTGCCAGTCTTGTTGTCAAAATCAATAACAACAGTAGCCTCAGCAGCTCTGTCCAAAAGGGCCTGTGTAATCTCTTCATTTGGGTATTTGTGAGTAACATACAGATAAACACCAAGCTCCATGCAATACACAATAAATGGTATGGGTTCACCACACAGCAAACGATACTCATTGATGTCATAAATGTCTGACATGGAACCTATTTTGTCTATGTTCGTCAATAGCATCTCCATTCTAAGGTTTGTACATACACTATTGGATACCAAAAGAATGCTGTATTGTATCCAGAAGCCTCTATGTCTTCACACCTTATAGGGCAATCGGCTGCAGGGTAATTGCTGTTACACGGATACCAAATGCCATCGCCGCTATACAAAAGGTATGAACCAGCGTGAGAATAACCGCTTGATGTCCCATAACCGTAGTCAATTGGTGTACTATTGTTGCTTTTTACATAACTTAAATCCGATCTGTACTGTATTGAAGAATACCGGCACATTGTAGAATACACTTGACCTTGATCAACAACTGGACTGTTTGATGAATAATACTGTGTTTTTGTATTGCCAGATAACTCTGTGCGGCTTAAAACAACACCCCAAGACCCCGGTGCCCACCATTCTGATATGCTTACCCACGACCCACTTTTGGTTGTGTAACCAGCTGGGAAAACGTATTCGCCAAGGCTTGACGTAACGGTTATTTCTCCTGTAACGAGTTTGGCAGATTGGTCAGGGACGCACTTATTGCTAATATCAAGCCTGTAATGCGAAAACTGGACTATGGTTGACAAAGTGCCGGGAAGAGTACTGGATACAGACAAAGTACCTATACATAAATTGCCGTCTTTATCCTTGTTCCCAGAGATATGTATGTCTATATAGGAGCCATCTTGCCCCCAATTGTCTGATTGAATAAACGTTACCGCCCAATCAGTAGCTTGGTATGCCTTTAGTAATTTTTCTCTATGTAACCCCTGCACTCCAGACCACGACAACGCCTTGTGATCAATAGTTACAGGCTTGCCAATAAACAAGCCGTTTATTTCCCCAGATGGATAGTGTTCATACTCTGTTTTTTTAAGAGAATCTTCATATTGTAGTCCCTTAAACTCAAGTATTGCGGGGACACTTGTACCATACTGTTTCCACGTCCCGTTGTCATAGAACCACTGTTTAACACCACCTGCCCTAGATGATGATTCTCTTCGTGATATGTTAAGGCTTGCTGGCATAAGGCCGTGTTCATTCAAAGAAAAGCAGTTGGTGCTATGGAACTCCACCCACCAACGCGTCTTGCTTTCGTTCTTCCATATTTCTGAAAAAGAACCTTCAACAGTATCTGCTTTGGTAGCAGCATTTGATTCAGTGCCAAACAAGACACCAAGAGCAACGCCTTCCTTGTCATTTATTAACCAATACCCAGACCCTTCACCAGCTTCTATAAGCTGTGCTACATGGATATTGTCTTCACCATCAATACCAAGACCTACTATCAAAGCAGACTGAAACTCTAATTCAGGCGGTGCATAAGTTCCTCTGAAGAACGGCTCTCCTTGTGAGTAAACATATTCGGAATAACATGTATGAATATCTTTGGCTGTGACGTTTGTAGTCCATGCGTATCTAGTGTAACTTGGTATCAGTATTTCGTTGTTAGGTTCGTTAGCAAGATGGTGCACTGGTGCTATTATTGAATAGACAGCATCCTCAGTTGCCAGATGATAATTGCCTCTGCCTGCAACATCAATCTTGGAGACAGGTGCTTCATACTCAAGACCATTTTCCGCGTCCTTGACCTTCAGGCCATACTGCCGGTCAAACGCTTCGGTTGTAAGCGGGAAAACAACACCGTCTGACGCTAATCTCGGCACGCAGACCAACAAGCTGAACTCTGCAACAACCTCAACACTCTCACTTGTCAGGACTTGCGGTACTTTGACCCAGATATCTTCCTTGCCAAAGCAGTAGGTGCAGGTTATCTCGATACCGTTATCAAGAGTAACCCGCCGTGTTCCCATATTCAGTTTTCCAAGAGCAAGTTGCTGCCGTAAAATAAACGCCTGTTGCCTGCCTATGTTCTGGACAGCCACAGCCTCTGGCGATCCTGTACGCAGCTGCGGTGGGAAGGTAATCAACGCCGGTTCCCTGCGTCAAAGACGACTCGTGCCTCTTCCATTCTGAACGTGCTGCCAGCAAGAGCGTTAAACTGGAATGACACTTTGCTGCCGACAACGCCTCTTGGCAGTTTGATCCGTTTGTTCTGGACAACGCCAAGGTCAGCAGCTTCGATAGTCCAGCGAATCGGTTCTTCTGGGTCGGACTGATCACGGCAGACGATCTCAAGATCACCAGTCAGTTCTCCAGTAAAATACAGGTCGCTGAAGGACTTTCTGCCTTCTGTCCCAAGGTAGGCGTAGGGGATCGTCACGGAACTGGCTACAGCACTGTTCTGTGAGCTGGAGATGGTTGCCATAGTCGAGCCATAGGCTAGATATGGTGTGTCAACCTGAACAGTCGCAGCAGCGACACCAGACGGTCTGAGCATGACTGCTTTGGTTCTGAAATCGTATTCCACGCAGACGCTGTTGCCAAAGGCCAGATACTTGCCGTCAGAGACTATTGCGCTGGTGTAGCTGGTGTTCAGGGTGTCAGCATACTCAAGATTACTGTCAGTCAGTCTGACCATCTGACCGTTCTGGTCAACCATGTAGATACCGTCGTCAGCCATAAAGACGTGGCCGTAGCCAAGAGCCTTGCTGATGAAACCACTGAACAGGGTCTTGTTGATGTAAGGGCAAGGATAGAACTTCTTGGCAAAATCAGCAGGACCGCTGCCGACATAGGAGATAACTACCCCGTCATGAGCGACGAGTAATACGTTGGGTACAGCACCGGCTTGTCTGACATCTGACAGGTGGCTAACAAAGCTATTGCCAATATCCCAAAGGTCATAATGGTAATCTTCCGAATACTGAATAAACTTGCCCTTCCAAGTGTAGAGCTTTGCATTGTAGACGAAACCTCCATCACAGACGGGCATTTTTTCATAGGCAACAGATGTGGCAGGGCCGGGATTGGTGCCGACAGTCAGTTCGGTCATTACGCCGGTCGGGTTGACTGACTTGTAGTTCTTGGTGGCACCAGACACGCGCACGTCGATCGGAGTATGGATGATCGGGCCGTCCAGTACCGGGAATCTGGTAGCGACAGGAGTCACCCCACCGACATACTCATAGATATTGGTGCCGTCGTCGAAGAGCAGGCGCGTCCCAGCCGACACCCTGTTGAGTGGCGCAGAGTGGGTATAGACGGTAGACAGCGCCGGTGCTTTCTCAACAGCGCCATCGTCCGTAACCGTGGTATTGGTGCAACCGATCAACTGTGTTTCGCCGGTCTCAGGGTTGTGGCTCTGAGTGGCGACAGCAGAGGAATCGGTGTAGCCTAAACATTTTTTGAAGAGGATGGCTTCTGACACGGTCAGCTCCTACCCAACAACGTATTTGATGGCTTTCGGACGAACCTTGCTCTCAATGCGCTTGATATGCTCTTTGTCCATCTCATACATTTTGGTGAACAGGTCAGCCTTGGTCTGGCTGAAGGTCTCCTTGTCGGGCTTGAGGAAACAGAGCTTGAGCACGCCGTTCAGCATCCTGCTGTGGTACTTGGCCGGGATGCCTATGGCGGATGTGTCGTCAATAATCGGGTCTGGCAGAGAGGTGGTGATCAGGTACAGAGACGCCGCGAAGTCCAGCTCCTTGTCCAGAACATATCCGCCGCTGGAGTCAGACGGAGCCATGGACGTAGGCGTGCCGACTTCAGGAGACGGCCACACGCCTGCTGCTACAAACTCATGCATGGAAGACTGGCCGAGTGGGACACGCTGCGTACCCGCGATCAGCACGGCCTCTTCCACCTCAAGGGTCATCCCCCCAGCGTCGAAGGTAGAGTCCCCGATCTCGCACGCAACCGTAGACGTGACATGCAGGACACGGCACTCTTCGGCCACTTCGGTCTGCACCTCGTCGATGTACGACAACAGCTCGCCGTCGGTCCACATCTTGTTGGCATCAGCCCCGACGGTGTCGTCGAGTCGATATCTCAGCGCGGTGATCATGTCCTGAGCGGTCATGGCTACTCCAGAAAGAAAGGCGGGGCACAAGGCCCCACCGGGTTAGATGTTGACACAAATCAGGGTTACGCGGATGGTTGGGTTCAGCGTTACGACATCGGTAGCCACTGCAGCGATTACGTTTACAGTCGCGTCTGTAGCTCCGACATACTTGGCAGTGCTGTGGGTAATGCCGGTTGCCTTGCCATTAAGCGCTGCTGTAATATCAGTGGTGCCCACACGCAGCTTGACGGTCTGAGTGCCGGTGGTGGCAGAAGTCCCTGCCCCGGTTACTTCCAGAACGGCGTCAGTCACCATCGTATTGGCAGGAAGGGTGAACAGATTCACCACGTCGTCATTAACCAGGACGCTGTCAAGCGAAGACAGGGTGAAGGTGCTCTTTACGACAAAAGGGGTGGCCGAACAAAAAGTACGGACCAACGCATCTTGGTTAGCTACATCAGTATAAGTAGTTGCCATTGGCTATCTCCTCGGCTATTTGGTTTGATCCAGAGCGGCTTGTATCTCTTCAGCGGTTACCTTGAACCCGGCCAGCTCAGACACGGTGCCTACGTTAGGACGCCCGTTCTTGCCGTAGCTTTCAACCGGGACTGCATGTACTGCGGCCAGAATAGCTTTGTGCCGTTCTGCCGCTTCGTCTGCTTCTGCAACAGCGGCCTGCTCTACTTCCCCTTCCACATGTACCTTGTACTTGGGGTCAGTTTCCCAGTGGGCATGGGTTGCATACGGGAACAGAACGCCGTCGCTGATTCTCATAATATACTTAGGCATGACGCCTCCTTAAACTAGAGGGGGCCGGAGCCCCCTCTTTCATCTACTACGCCCGTGCGGCGAGCATTACGCCCAGAGCTTCGGGCTTGACAGCCTTGTAGCCATAGACCTGCAGACCGCGCATAATCCGTCCAAAGTTCAGCGGGTGAGGCATCATCTCGGTATCGGTCAGCTGAGTTGCGAAGGTCATACCCACCTTGTGGCCGAAGGGGATGATGGTACAGGCCCCAGCGGAAGTTGCTGCAGAGGTGGAGGTGGCATGATTCGGCAGGTTGTTGGACACGTACAGGGTGAACTGCCCCAGACGGCCCAGCTTGCCGTTCTCAAGTACATCTTGGTTGGCCGGTGAACCCTGACCGTCTGCCCGGCGCAGCTCGGAAGTTTGCAGGGTGTAGGCAAACCAAGTAGGGATGACCATCCAGCGCTGGCTATCCTGCGGCACGTTCTGCTCGGTGAGCACCGATTCGGCGGCCATGATGGCGTCGATAGGGTCAACAGCAGACAGGGCAGTGGTGGCAGCACCACGGTTTACGATGGCCATACCCTTGGTGGCGTTAGAGCCGCCCAACAGGTAGTTGCCAGACATACCGGCTACACCGGTAGAAGCGGCACCACGGTTGTAGCTGGACACGTTGGTGGCCACGTTGGTCTTGAATACGTCAGCCAGAAAATCAGTCTCAATCTTGATCTTCAGCTGCTCAGCGGCATCAGCAGTCCACTTCTCAAACTGGTTGATGTCGTTCTGCAGTTCGTCCACCTTGTCGATCTTGAAGGCATAATACTTGGCCTTGTCGATCTCCAGCATGATGCTGGCAGAGGTGGGGGTTTCATAGGTCAGGTCTTGCCCGATCTCGTAGTTGTTGATGGTGATATCCGGAACGGTACGGATGATGACCTTGTCGCCTTGACTCTTGATGCTGCCTTCATATTCGGTGTTGCAAATCTCGCTCAGGAAGGTTTTGCGATAAAATTTAATTAAAGTCTTCTGAGCATAAATCAAAGGGGTCATTGAGCTCGCTGAAACCGAGCTAAAATCGGGATAACCAGCGGCGCGGCCAAGCTGGCTGGAGCCTGCAATAGTAATAGTTGCCATGGTGCTAAATCCTCTCTACGTCATCACGACGTTCTTGGGTAAGTTAAACGGTCTATCTCTCGACAGTCCTTATCGTCCTACGATCACCCTGTTTTCCGCATAAGCCTTCATGATTTCAGAATCAATCTTTGCCCAGTGGTCTGCCGTATACATGCCACGACGGTGGTTCTCGTATGCCTGCATAATCTCTGATTCTGTCCACGTCCCATTAGGGTCTACACCCGAAGTGGGTGCGGACGCTGAACTACCTCCACCGGGTGCCACAAGGCCTGCCCGTGGATCGTGCTGATGACTGGGGGCCGCTGGTTTGGTTGCCTTGAACCTGTTGAACAAAGCGACCATGGTGCCCATATTCCAGCCGTCATTGGCTGCATCAAACAGCTGCTTGTAAGACAACCCGCTGATCTCATCGGTGGTGTTCAGGAGCCACGTATCCCACTCCTGTGTCTCGATGATCTGCTCAAAGTCTGATACCTGTGCCTTGAGCCCGGCCCTGAAATTCTCTTGTTTAACCGTGCGCTGGTCAGCTGCCAACGTATGGACAGCACCTGCGACTCCGGCGAGCTCATTGACCCGCTCCTCCAAGGCTGTCAGCCTGCTACCAAACATGGACGCTGCCACCTTTGCGATGGCTTCTACGGTGTCCTCCCCGTATTGGCTGGAGAAGTCGTCCAGTTTCAATTCAGGTTGTTGTGGCTCCGCTGGCTTTTGCAGCAAGGTTTCAAACTTTTGCATCAGTTCGGTGTTGCTCTGCATGAGCTGTGAAATCTGCTCGTCCTTATTTTTTAGCATTCCATCCAGACTTTTCCAGCGCTGATAGTAGTCATCAGTCTTCTGCTCAGCCGGTGGCTGGCTTTGCTGCGGCTGCTGTTGTGCTTGGAACTCCGGCTGTTGCTGTGGTGCCTGCTGGTCCGGTTGTTGGGGCGCGACAGTGAACTGGCTCTCAATGGCTTTCAATTCCTGTTCGGCTCGTTCAATAGGGGACATTGCGTGTGGCATGGTACATCCTTTCTCTCTGTCTCACGACAGTGTGCCTGCTCTGCGGCTAGGCTTTGAATACCCTGCGCTCGCTAGGGTTAAAACGCTTTGTTCATATCCACCTTGGGCTTCTCAAGCTTCTCAAGCTCGGTCCTTGCTGACGATATGTTCTCCAGAAGCTCTTCTAGGAGCTGTGCTCGCCCCTGATGCCTCAGAACACCGTCACCGGTGATATGCCGCAATTCTTCATCAGTTTTTTTCTGTAAGCACTTCAGATGCTTTTCAAAGAGCGAGCCCTGCATAACCCTGAGCTGTTTAATCAGCCCAACGGTTTCCATCTCATTCAGCTCTGTAATCATGCAGCTTCCTGCATCTCAGGCTCAGGAATGCTCTTGAACATATTGGCCTGCTCGCCGCCCATCTTTTGTCCAGCTGGGTCAAGTGGGTCCGGGGCTGCCTGAGACGCCACGCCTTTGCCTTGGCCGGGGTTCTGGCCCATAGCCATCATCTGTGCGTTCTGGGCCTCAATCTTGGCGATCAACTCCTTCAGTTCGTCCTTCTCTGGGACAACATCGTAGGAGTCAATATCCATAGCCTTGATGGACTCCGAAAGAAGCTTGGCTCTGCCGTCCAGCCCGATGATCTGCATGTCGGTCGGGTTGTTGGTCTGTGCCAGCAACTGAGTGAGCTGCTGCTGACGCTGCTCGCGCTGCAGGATCGACGAAGAGCCACGGGCAATCACACGGCAATCACGCTTGACGCTCTCGTCTTCGCTAAAGTTCATATTGTAGTCGTACAACCGCTCGATGCAGTCAGCGGTCATCTGGTCGATATGAGACACCACTTCTTTAATTCCACGGCTGGCAGATGTCATCAGCATGGACAGGCCGGACGAGGTAGAGCTTGCGTCGGCAGAGCTTGAGCGGCCATAGGCCCAGCGCGGGATACCGGTCTGATCTTCAGCCTGGGTGGAAAAGTGATCGAACACCCTCAACAACGGCTCAACGATACAGGGTGGCGTGGTAAACCGCACAGCCGGAGCATCTTGCATCTGACTATTGGTAACCTGCCAAATCTTCCACGGATGGATGTCTTCGCTGGCGTCGCAACGGTCGGTGTTTACTTCGGTCTGAGGTCCGGACGCGATCTGGGCGTTGTTGACAATGCCTCTTGCAAGGCTGTTACAAACATCTTGGATGTCAGCCATCAACTCAGGAACGCCACGGCCCCAGAACGAGCCCGGTATCCGCTCCCATGAATCTACGCTGTACGGCTTGCGCCCCAGCTTGTCAGGGTTAATGACCGCCTTGATGACGTAGTTTCCGATCTTCCAAGCGTTGATTTCGTAGTCCAACACCGGGTCAATGTTGTCTTTCAGACCCCAGTCAATCAGCAGCTTGCCCTGCACAGAGCCCCAGAACTCAAGAGCTTCGATCTTCTCACCCTTTTGCTTCACTGGGTTCAGGTTGCCGCCGAACTCAATCGGAGCACGCTCAGAGTCTACGCTCAACAGGTTGATCATACCGCTGCCGTACTCGGACAAGACCTTGCGGATGCTGTCGTCTGAGTAACCGGGCACGCCCAGCATGGCTTGTATTTCAGTACGGGTAAGACGATGGCGCTCTATGAGGTAACCATCGTTGGGACCACGGGAGTCTGGGGAGGGGTAGAGGTCAAACGGTGAGACGCGGTAAAACTCTGGTACAAAGGCTGGCTTAACGTCAATAATCCACTTGCCGGTGGCGTCTTGTGTCCACTGCTGTGTTTTGCGCTGCCGGATGACGGGGCCCTTCAGGATGCCTGCCTTGCTGGTGACAAGATCGTCAACTACCTGCCAGAACGCACGGTGCCAGCCACCTTCCTGCAGCTGGTCATCCATCAGTAATGACATGCGGTCTGCGCCCTTTTCTGCTTCCTCTTGGACTTCCTTCATCAGGTCGTCGTGGCGCTTCTGCATGTACTCTTGGATTTCACCAGTCAGGATGTCAGGGTCGACATACCCGGCAATCTGCATGACTTCTGAGACGGCCTGCTCGGCAACCGCCATGGACTCAGCCTCAAGGCTTGCAAACAGGTCTCCGGGTATTGAAGCAATAGGGGTGGGTTTGATGCCCCAAGGACGCTCGCCAACCGGCCTCAGCAAGTCATTGAGCCACGCGATAGCTGCTCTGCATTTGGTCGCTGTGAGCAACACGTACACGTCAGAGCCGCCCATCTGGGTGATAGCCAGCCGCTTGTCGGCCTCGTACTCACCGCTCCGCTGGCGCATGTTGCGCAGCATCTGGGCCTCGACTGGTATCTTGGCCTCTTTGGCATCCGACCAGCAGTTGTCGATATAATTGGAAAGGGAACTGGTCAGTGACGCACGCTGTTGGGCCGCACGCTCAAGCTCGGCCTGCTGAGCCGCCTGCTCCTCAGCAACCATTACCGACGCAGGCTTGAACGGCACCAAACCGAGGGCTGTCACTCCTTTATTAAGCGGGGCGTCAAGTTGCATATCACCAACCTGTTCATAGTAAGTTGGAGCGATCATAGAATTTTGGCAACCAACGTGTCAACAAAAAACACACAACTGTGTTGATAATCTACACAAATGCCTTCCAGCCTATGCCTTTGAGTCTTGAAGAGGCCGGGGCTGTGGATAACTTGTTGCGAGTCTTTATGCGTAAAGGGGTGGTCTGTTTGACGTATTTGGCGATGGCATACGCCATGACCCGGTCGTCGTGCATGTCGGAGTCCGCCTCCATCTTGCCATTCTTCTGAATCTTGAATGACAGCATCTCATCCAGCAGGTCGGCGCTCCTGATGCCGTGGATACCCTCTCTGGCCTCCCTGATCAGGTTGTCGATCATGATGGAGCGTGTACGCAGGTTGGTTACCCACCCGTATCGCTTGTACGGCTTGGCTGGTGGGTCGTGTACCATTTCCACATATATTCTATTGTTTGGGTACATCAGGTTGCTCTGCAGCCATGACAGCACCGTCATACCGTGGTTGTTCCTCTCAGGGGCCAGAAAGGCAGTGTTGTAGCGCATACCAATGGCGTAGAGAACCCTTGCAAACATATCCGCGTCAATCTTGCCATGCCACTCAGCCACCATCTCCCCGGTCTGATGGTTGATTACGTAGGCGCAGGAAAAGTCGCCTTTCTCCAGGCCCTCGGCCACGTCGGCACCCACAATGTACGCCTTGTTGGGATCAGGTTCTTCCCAGACAGCGAACCTGCCTTGCGGGGTAGGGCCGAAGCCGCTGCCTCCACCGGGGTACACTTCAAACTCGTATCTGGCTATAGGCTTGGGTGCCACGTCTTTGAGGGCAGATACCTTTACGTTGTCGAACACCGGGCGTCCTGACGTGAGGAATGCCACCTCCGGGCAATTATGAACCAATATCCCGTTGGCCCCGAACCAAGGTTTGTACCCACGGATGGTAGCATCGTATACGTGTGCCGCCCCTCCCGATATAACACTCGTAACGGTGTCGGAAAGGGTGATTTTGGTGACGCTCTTGCCTTTGTAGCTCCTCTTGGCGAATTTAGGGTTTGTGTTGCAATGAGCCACCAGTCTACCCTGCTTGCGGGCTGAAACAAAGCCCACTTCAGTAGTAAACATCCTGCATTCTGCTGCCCTCAGACACAGTTCGTTAGCCGTGTACTCATGGGTTTTGTTGCGCCTTTGAGACGTGGTAAGCCTCGATGTTATGCCAAATCCGAGCAGTAGTAGCTGTACATCTTGCAAGAAATCGTAGTGTTTGCTGAAGAGCACCATTCTGGCCTGCTGGTAACCGGCAAACCCGTCAGCCTCAAAAAGGCCCCGCAGGAACTCCCTGACGACTGGCTTGGGGCTTCTGAATATAGCTTCTGGCACGCATACTTTACGCATCAGCCGGTCTGGCTTGGTCTCGATCAGTCCAAGTGACTTGAACATGGCCCCCGCTGCCACGCATGACAACCTGACCTCGGCCCCGCCTCCTTTTGAGCCCACCGCTCTGGTGCCGGGCTTACCGAAGTGAGCTGTTATCAGCTGCTCCACGTCAGCAATCACATCCGCATCTGACCCTTCGCATACGATAGATATGGTGTTTCCTGAGTAACTGCCGTCACCCACGAAATACCCAAGAAACCTGCCGAACTCAGGAGTTATTGGCACCGACATTTCCGCCGACGGGAGGTATTGGTATTTGTGGACATATTCTGAGTCTGCAAAAACTGGTGGTTGGAGCACGATCTCTGACCCTTCTGACGCCCCGGCTTGGACAAAATGCCCATCGGCACCAGCTACCCAGTGATCTGGTGTGCATGTGAGGCTGTAGCCGAGGGAGGTAGTGACCCTTACCACTTCCCTTTCGGCCTTGAGCCATACTCTCGACACCACCCCGTGGTCAGCGCACAGCAGACAGTGGCTGGCATCCACCAGCTCTTCGATTTTGAAGATACCCGCAGATGTCCCGACCCTACTGCCTGCAGCAATGCAATCCGGGTACTCCTGATTGAACTTGTCGATGTCTCCCTTACACAGGTTGGCTATAGCGAAGCGTCTCCATACGACCTGCTCGTCAGAAAGACCGAATCTGTCGGCTATTTCACGCTCCTCCTGCGTCTTGCTGAAGCCGGGTGACACCGGCATGACGTAGTCCTCAAAGACAAACCATGGCAGGAACACAGAAGTGAACAGGTTATCGTCTGGTGCAGACGTGTTTATGGTAGTGTCGATGACCGGCTTCCCGCCCTTGAGCTTTTTTACCCAAATGCGGTACTTGGCTCCATAAAAACGGCTGTAAAACTCCCCTCCCATACCCTTTGCGGTGGATTCTATGACCTCTTCAGCCTCTGGATCGTCAAATGGGACCGTTTGCTCGACTGAAGTCATCAGCGAAGAGGTCGTTTCCACCGGCCACTTGGCCATTTCCGAAAGATGCAAGAAATGTATGGATTGGCCTGACCCGAAATCGGATTTCCCGGCAGTTGCGACCCTGAAACCACTGTTCAGACCGGTCCCATCCTTGTTGTTGAACTCCAGCAGGCTCTTGTTGTTGTACTTTTGCTCCGGTTGCATCCATTTTGGCAGGTGGTCGTACATCCGTTTGACCATTTTGAAGAGGGTATCCGTGGCTTCCGGCTCGTGGGTGATCTGCGCGGCCTTCCTGTTGCGGTTAAATGAAGATTTCCAGAAGAATCTGGCCGAGAAGTACGTTGAAAAGCCCATCCGGCGAGCTTTAAGGGCTACGATCCTGACGGGCCGGTGAGGCTTGATGTGCCTCTCAACTATGATATGCAGCACTTTTTGGGGGGAGTTCATCTCAAAGGGGATGATTTTGCCGCCTACACGGGCTTCAACCTTGAGAAAGTTCTTGGCAAAGTAGAGGAAATCGGCCTTACAGCGCTTTACAAGCGTAATGATCTTGTCTTTCTGTTCGTCTGTCATCATATCTCCACGTCATCACGACGTTGAAAGTGTAGGGGCCTTGAACAGGGGGGGGAGTAAGCCTGCAGGCCCCAAGCCCTACGTGTTAAACCGGATCAAGGCGTCGTGCAATGGAACATACCCCGGAACCTTGAATCCACCACGCTTCAGCAAGGAGCCCGGGGCAAGGCGCTATGACTCGTTGTCGATATGTATAAGTATCTCTTCAAATTTCAGCTCCACATGGGCTGTCTTGGTAGCTGCATAGCCGCCCACCACTTTGAGCATCATATCGGTTGCCTTGAGCTGGACAGAGTGGTCGTCTACTTCAACGATCTCACCCTTGCCCATTGGCACCAGCGTCTTGGCGTCCATCTTGTCCTTCAGCTTCTGGGCTATGGTGACAGGTGATACGCCAACTTCCTCCAATGCCGTTACCATAGACGAGTTTCTGTCAACATTGTTCTTCCAGACGTGCTTGGCCATCACCTTGGCGTTCTCAGGGGACATTGTGTGCCCGGCCAGAGCCACAGCCGACACAGGATCAGCCCCTGATGCAAGGGCCTCCACAATCACGGCTTCTTGGGGTGGGATCACATCCCTCTTTCGGGTACGCGCCATTGAAAAACTCCTCTACTTTTGCTGGGTGCATGACCCTGATGTGGTACGACAACGCTGAGTGCATAATAAACTCTGCCTGACAGTACGGGCATGCGGTCATGTAGCCTCCTTGCCATTGTCGCGGGTTCTTTCGGGCATCCCCGCTTTCCCTTTTGGGAGTAACCAGCTCCCGACACGCCCCTGCGTTTATCGGCAGCAGGGTAGCCGTCTTTGGAACCACCGCTCAGGTCGCTACAGCCGGGAAGTGACGAGGATCGTCCTTGTAGCCCAGTCTGCCCCTCAATGACGGTGGCAGCGGAGCCGATACTCTCAGCTCCCGCAAAACTGTTTGCCGGTCTTTCCCGGCTGTCATACTGGTCGCACTAACCGGATTTAGACACCTTCCCACTCGGCACCGGCTGACCACGGAGCTACCCGCAGTTAAGTCTCTTCCACGCTATGCCATGCAGCTACATGGCTCCCAGAGGTGGGCTATTGTGGCCAGTAAATCATGCGGCTGCAGGCCGGAATCGAACCGGCGACTTGGGGCGTTGATAGCTCTCACTATCGCGGCCCCACCTCTAACCAGCTGAGGTACTGCAGCCTATTTGCGCTCCGGTCGTACCGACCTCGGTCGCCTCTCCCCTCCGGGAGCATTGCCGGAATGAAAACCGATATTCTTCAGGGGCGTCAAGCCCGTTGCCGGGAACTCAATCTGTCAAAACAACCCAGTCCTCTACCAACAGGTCGGTCTGTGAAGCAAGCCAAGGGACAATCTTTTTATCCACCGTCACCATGCAAATATATGGCAGCTCTTCAATCTCGTCCTGACGCAGACCAGACATCTCCTGCATGTCGTCACACCCAAAGCTCGTCAATCCGGGGTTCAAAAACAACCACATCCCCTTACCGTTCCAGCTCTCACGGGCGACCCTATGTCCTGCCTTCAGCAGCGCCAACGCCTCACCAAAATTGTAACCCTTCATATCCCCTCCACAGTTAATTCAACCCTTGGATTGTCTTTATCCACTCCTCCATACCGGTACACCACTTCCTTGATGATGTTATGGTTGTCGTCGTCTACTATCCCCAGAGATACCAAGCTGTCGCAGCAAAATTTGTCCACAACGCAGCACACATTTGCTACGTCAGTCTTCCGTTTAGACTCTTGAAACAGGGTGTAGGTAAAGCGGTAAGGTGGAGGAGGAATCTCTGGCCTTGTGCGGTATATCTCATTGTCAACCAGCTCCGAAAAAGCCGCCTTCATCTGGTTATTCACGATGAAGTTGAGATTCCTGTACACGTTGAGATTCAACATATACTTCTTGTCAGCCTTGGTCTTTCTGGGGAACGTGATGCCGGTAGGAAGTATCAGTCGCATTCAATCTTCTCCCTCTCTGCGTACACCTCATCCAGCAGCGCCACCTTCAGATAACCCACCAGATACGCCAGCACCTCTTCCGTCTCAGAGCACAACGGTATACCCTTGAGGTCCATGATCCCACAGGCTGCATGCACCATCTCATGGAGGAACGCCCCACCCATGCCCATATCCTTCACCCAGATATAAACGTCACCATCATGTACCCAGCACCTGCCCAAAGCGTTGGTGTTGGTCTGCTCAAACACACCCAGAACATGCTTGTGTCTTTTAGCAAGCTCCTCAACCACATCATGAGGCTCACAATCCCCACAGAAAACAACATGCAGCTGGTACATCGGTATCTCTACCTGCGCATAAATCATCTCAACCTCATCTGTTCGTCTTCAAAAGGGACGTAGGCAAACCTCATCATCTGCCCATCGGATGGCTCCAGCAGCCTCAGAGAGGCCTTCACATGCATCACACCGGTCAAAGGGTCAGTACGCCTCTCTATCATCACGAACTTGTCCAGATTATCAGCCAGTTCCTGCTTTATCTTCATCAGCAGGTCGAACTGGATCGCCTCACGATAGGCGTTGAGGCCCTTGTCCTGCATCTCAGACATTCCTATCTCGGTTATTGCGCGCAACTCTTTCATATCATCTCCACATACACGTCTATTCCGTCGAACTTACCCACCGGCTTCCCGAATGGCAGGTCGGTTGTGACCGTTGCGGCATAGCCACCTCTTGTCAAGTCCATCAACCTCTTGATGTTTTCTGGCCTCATAACCAAAGCTGATGGTCTCTTGTTGTGGTACTTCTCCACGCTGTCGATCATGTCGCACAGCTCGGCGACAGGCGAGTACCTGTGTACAAACAACTTATTGGTGGCAGAGGCGTATATCGACGCATACTGGCTAGACCCAAACTCGTATTCAGGTTTCTCTGCCCCTCTACCTATTTGCAGCATCTGCCATCACCACTTCCCGTAGATAATCCTGATATGACAAATGCTTTGAGTCTCTGAAAGCCTTCTCAATCAAAGCCTCTTCCTCATCAGTCACCCTGAAGGAGAACACCTTCAAACGGGCTTCACTGCTACCTTTTCTTGCTCTTAATTTCATGCACTGGTCCCTTGATTGCGTTCAACAAATCTGCATCTATCTGGTCAGCCAAAGCCTTAGCGTGCCTATTTATTGCGTCCTGCATCTCGCGTTGGCTGAAGAGAGCCCGTATGTCTGCCCATCTGTCTTTTACATCCTGATACTCAGGCTCTTTCGCCCCTCTGCCGATCATGCCAATCCCTTAATCCCATGACTACCCGGTCTGGCTCCTATCGCAATTTCCGATTCATCGCATCCAAAGAAATGATGGGACACATCATCTGCTATCTCCAACACCATCGGCATCAGCCTGTCATAAGACACATCCTGAGTGATCTCAGCCAAGAACTCCTTCTCGAACTTCACACCTCGTTTGCTGTCCTTGTGGATCACATACCCCTTCACCTTGTAATACTGGCCCGGTACAGCTATCAGACGGTCATCATCAGAAGGCACGGTCAAATCAAGAGTCCCCAAGACCAGCTTCGCTTCTGACAACTCCTTGGAGAGAAGTTCTCTGATCGCCCTCATAAAATTCATATACTCAAACTGCTTATGGTCGTGCATACGTGTCTCCTTGTTTTGTGTAAACATACAACTTGGTTGGTGCAGTGTCAACTAATAATGTAAACATTTAAAATAAGCAAAGTACGGGTAGCTTAATAATGTAAACATTGGAGGTGATAAAAATGATGGGATGATGATGAAGGGTAGGAATCATATCATGTAGGCACAGGCCAGGCGTTCTGGGGCTAGGGTACCCGGGTGGGGGATACGGGTATAGGGGCTGTCCGGGCAAGGCCCAGATCAGGCCCGGAACAGAGAGCAGAGACCTTATAGACCTTTGCCCACTATAGCCAACTATGCGTAATCATTACAGTCCTGCCCTGCTGTACACTCATTACTGACTACATCCTGGCTGAGTACCCCGGGAGATCGGACCTGCCGCCTCCTTGCTATCTATGTATTATCAGCAGGTTGGCAGATCGTGTTACGAATCTCAGAATCGTGCTACGACTATGTTCATTTTGTGAACACTGACCGACCTCTCCCCCTCCTTACATACCTTACATACTACAACACCTTATTATTACTAAGCTTTTCTTATTATTACTAAATGCACTATATATACCAATTACGCGCGATACTTGTTTACTGCGAACAAGTTGTAGTTAAGGGGCAACCAAGTTGACAAAGTAAATAAAATATGAGACAACGGAATTGTCGCAAGGGCAGTCACATAGCGACACGGTCTTCCCGGCCCCTACAACCGAAATGGTTGGGGCGGTCACTCAGTCCCCTTCGAGGCGGTAACAGTGACCAAGACCTCTGCCCCAGCTCTTACGCCCCAGTGTGACCATCTTGATCACTGGCAAGCGACAACTGAATAGCGCCTGATTGGACGGTGACGAAACGCAACATTGCACCCATTAAGCATAGGGTGTCCGGGGCTCCGAATCAGGGCAATGCAGGCAGGCAGGCAAGGGTAATACCGTTTAGTACCGGCATCAGTGATAACGACTGAGGCACGGGCTATGAAGCCAAGGTTGTGTTCTGCATAGGGTATCTGATCATCAGGTATCGTATGGAGTACACAACCAAACAGTCAGGCAGTGGTTATGAGAAGGACACGAAACCGCCGGTAGTCACTCCGGGGCCTGACGCAACTATCTTTAGGAGGTGGCCTATGAACTATATCCCAGAGAACTGGACAGTACACTATCTGCACCAAGATTGGCGTGGCCGTTCCGGCATTACAAAGTCAGGTTACGGCAGCAAGATACCAACTCATTATTACGTCAAGCGCGACAAGGGCTGTAACCTGCGTGTCTATGCCATCTGCTGCAGCAACTCTGCCAGCTACTACGTAACTGTCAAGGGCCAGCGGCTGTTTGTCCCTGACCGCATGTTCCCATAGGAGGTGACCCATGAAAATGACCACAGAACACTACAATCAGCTGCAATCAGCCATAGTAGCCAAGCACAACGCCATGCTCAAAGATCATGCTCAGGACTACTCTTTTTACCTGAACGCCGGTCATTCTGCCAAACGCCACGCATGGGACTTACTGCACGCTGCAGGCATGACCCCGTTCGTTTGTGACACGCTGTACAAGTACCTGAACGATGACCACATCAACACGGCACTGGCCAAGATGCACAAAGAATTGAGGTAACGCCATGAGTGAAACCATCAAACGTCTGGACCAGCTTGAAATCTACCTTGAACGCCTTATCAGCAGGGAACAGCTCTGGAGGTGCCGCCATGCCAAAAAAATATAACTCAGGCCGCCGTCGTCGTGTCGAGGCTGAGGGGTTCGTCAGCCTGATGCGCTATATCTACGCTGAAGATCGCAGCAGTTCAAAATACTGGCCTATGCCAGCTCAGGAGGTATGACTATGAGAAAAACTACCAAAACAATCCATGCTGCATTCCAAGACCAGCGCCCGTGCCGCGTTGGCAATACTCACACTGATGGTAACGCCGTGTATCTCCACGGTAACAAGATTGTAGAACGCCGGGCTGATGGTATCTACGTCAGCAATGCAGGCTGGTCCTCAAGCACCACAAAGGAACGCCTGAACGCATTCTGCTCAGTCGTGCAACGTAACTTCAGCTGGTTTATCAACGGTCAGCCTTATGACGGTGGCTGGGTTCGCGTCTCATAACCGGCAACCAAGTCGCTAGTCAGCTGCTGCCAACTTATCTCTAACAACTCAGGGGGTGCTATATGGCAAGAGGCCTTTCATCAAAAGCAATGTACAGCAGATTCTACAACAGGTTTGCCCCAGTAATGCACGCCGGGAACTACGCAGCAAAGACCCATGCATTCAAGATCAAGAACGGCAGGCTTCATGGCAACCTGAACGGATACTCGTTTGAAGGCGGCATCGGCTGGTCAAGATTCAGCAACGGTGAATGCTGGGGTTCTATCTGGTGCGAAATCACTGACCCAGACGGTAAGGTCCACGACGTACCTTTTGACAAGTTCAAGACCATCATCAAAGCATCTGGCGAGGGGCTGACAGCATACCTGTAGCCTTGCCTGACACCATGCTGTCAACTTATTAACAACAACCAAAGGGGGCGCTTATGGCCAAGAAAAATATCATGCAAGTAAAGAGCAGCACCATCAAGGAAACTATGGAATGGGCAGTCAAGGCAGGGCGTAACGTGGGTATCTGGGGGTCTCCCGGTATCGGCAAGTCTGCAGTAGTCCGCGAGTTCTGCAAGGAACAGGGGCTCGGCATGGTTGATATCCGGTTGTCTCAGATCGACCCGGTTGAACTGGCCGGGGTACCGTATGTCGAGAACGGGGTCACCATGTTCGCACGGCCCAGCTGGTTCCCTACTGGTGGCAAGGGCCTTGTGTTCTTCGATGAGATTGACAAAGCCCCTATGGCCAATCAGGCAGCAATGCTGGAACTGGCAGGCGAGGAACGGGCTCTACGTGGAAACGCGTTGCCTGAAGGTTGGACCCTTGTATTTGCTGGCAACTGGGCAACTGACCGGGCCGGTGCTGCTGGCAAGATGTCAACCGCACTGGCTGACCGTTTCCATCCGCACTTGGAGATGGTTGTTGACTTCCCAGACTGGCGCGACTGGGCATACCGGGCAAGCGTCAACCCCGGCGTCATCGCTTGGCTGTCCTACAAGAAAGGGGCCAACCTGTATGATTTCGACCCGGCCACGGCATCTGAGGAGCTGGTCTTTGCATCACCCCGGTCGTGGAAGGCAGTGTCTGACTACCTGAACACCGGACTGCCGCGCAACCTGTACCACTCTGTCCTGTCAGGCATCATCGGGAAGGGTCAGGCTGTAGAACTGGGGGCCTTTCTGGATATCATGGCAGAGATGGTGCCGCCTCAGACTGTTCTTGCCGATCCCCTTGAGGCACCTATCCCCAGCAAGGTCAGCGTGCTCTATGCAATGGCCGGTGGTATCTGTGCTCACCTGAACGCATCAAACGCAGACGCTTTCCTGACCTATGCGATGCGACTGAGCCCTGAGTTCTCGGTCATGATGGTTGACTATGCAGTCAAGTCACCGGCTTCACAGGCTGTGCAGATGGCTCCCAACTTCACCAAGTGGTTTCAGTGCCACGGTGACCTGATGGGGGCCGCATAGAAAGGGGAGGTGATGCAGCAATGATCAAATAGTTCTCTGATTATTCAGGGTCTGCCAGTTTGCCGGGAAAGTGTACTGACAGGCCCGAAAGAATCAGGCAACTCGACCCACTATACCGTTCACCCTTAACCCACAGGAGGTGGCTTATGGCATTCCAACTTGATAAACACGCGGTACTCGTATCATTCAACGTCAACCGTCCAACACTCAGCCGGGTCGACAAGGCCCTGACTGAAGAGCAGAAGTCAAATCATGGCGTCAAGGGCAAGCGCACCCTGAAGACAGTCAAGGACCTTTTCGGCTCTGAACTTGAAGATGTGGAACGCGAGATTGGCCGGTTGCGCGAGTCAGTACACTACCATATGACCATTCCATGGAAAGGCACTGAAGGCCGTCTGCTGGTCACCCAGCTGTACATGGACTACACCCACAAGATGCGCGAGGGGATCGACAAGATCAACGCAATGATCGCGGCTCTGGACTATGACGATATCATTGCACGCCGCCGCATCGCCCTGAACGGCACCTTCAATGCAGCTGACTACCCTGATGAATACACGTTCAAGGCAGGCTACCGAGTTGACTTCACGGTCAACCCACTTCCCAGCTCTGACCAATACAAGCACCTTGAGGGTATGGTCGATTACGAGATCAACCTTGCAACGTCTGACCTTGAGATGCGTATGATTGACGCGCATAAGGACGCCATGAAGTCTGTCTGGCAACGGGTCCATGATGCAGTCAACCGGGTATACCTGACCCTGAAGGACGGCACCTACCAACGAGTTCACGATAGCCTGTTGGGTGATATCGTTGACCTGACCGCCCTGCTGCCAGCTCTCAACGTAGACAAGGACCCTGAACTGGACCGCATTGCCAAGGCATTGCAAGACAAGCTGGTGCCCCAAGCTGGTCAGGTTGAAGGGTGCAAGCGGGAAGGGGCTGACGTTCACCAGAAACAAGTCGCGGCTGAGGCTGAAGCCATTCTGGCCATGATGGCAGGCTACTTAGGATGAGAGACTACACCATCTCTGTATCCAGCCTATATGTCATCAACAAATACAAAGCCATCAACCAAGCTGCCGGTGATGTAATAGCCAAGCTTATACACGAAATACAAGAGCAGGCCGGAGATGATCCAAAAGCAGACCCGGTTGTCCAAGCACTGTCAGAATGCTACTTACAACTCACAAGAGGAGGTCACCATGGCTAAGAAAACAAAAACTGAAACCGCTGAACAAAAGCTGGAACGCCTGATGGTCCGCATCATCCTGACCGAACCGTTCTTTTCAATCCTGCTGATGCGCCTTGAGCGCAAGGCTGACAACAGCATCCCGACCGCTGGCACTGATGGCAAGGAGCTTATCTACAACGAGTCGTGGATAGAGTCTCTGCCTGATGATGACGCACACTTCATCCTGCTTCACGAAATCATGCACTGCGTAGCCAACCACACTTCACGCCGGGGCAGCCGTGACCATGCCCTGTACAATGAAGCAGCCGACCATGCCATCAACCTCGAGCTGATCAGCTACGGCTACAAGATGCCAGCTGAAGGGCTGGCTGATCCCAGGTTCAAGGGCATGAGTGCCGAACAGATTTACACCGTGCTGAAGTCCGAGCGTCAACCGGGCCGTCAACCTCAGCCTCAACCTCAAGGCGACAACCAAGGTGGCGGCAATGGTCAACCAAGCGGCAATGGAGACAATCCTGAGCCGACCAAGCAACCCGGACAGCAGGGGCAAGGTCAAGGGCAGGGTCAAGGTGACAAATGCCCTGATCCGGGCAAATGCGGTGGGGTGATGGACGCCCCTGCAGAGAGCCCTGCTGACCTGGCCGAGCATGAGGCGGAGTGGCAGCAGGCTGTACAACAGGCAGCTCAGGTTGCTAAGGCTCAGGGCAAATTGCCATCTGGTCTGGCCCGTATGCTTGAAGAGGTCCTGCGCCCGGTGGTTGATTGGAAAGATACCCTGCGCGACTTCCTGACACGCAACAGCAAGGATGACTACAGCTGGGCCAAGGCAAACCGCCGCTTTGTTCACCAGAATATCTACCTACCCAGCATGTACAGCGAGGGCAACATGGACTTCTTCGCCATTGCTGTGGACACGTCGGGGAGCATGAGCGATAGCGACATGGCCCAGTTCGCCGGGGAGATCACTAGCATCATGGAAGATACGAAGCCCCCGAAGATTGAGGTCATCTACTGCGATTCATCTGTTGGCAGCAGACAGACATTCACTGAGGCCGATCTTCCCTTGCAGCTCAAGCCGGTTGGCGGTGGCGGCACCTCGTTTGCCCCTGTCATGAAAGAGCTGTCCAAGCTGGACGAAGAGCCCTCAGCGCTGGTCTACTTCACAGATGGCTATTGCTCTGAGCATGGCAATGATCCCGGCTGCCCTGTCCTTTGGGTAGTCACATCAGACGGCAGCAACAGCTTCAAACCGAAGTTCGGCAGAGTAGTCAGGATGCAAGCCGGGGCGTAACAGCCCCGGTTCACTCTACCCATTATACCGTTCACAACAGGAGACGCCTATGGAACAGAAAACTTACGCAGCACCCGATATGCAGGCAATCAGGGAAGCAAGGCAACACAAGGATATCGCAGCACGCACTGAAGAACAGATCAATAGGCTCAAACAGCAGCTCAGCCAGCTCCAAGGCCAGCGCAACGACCACAGCAACAAGCACAGCTATCTGATGTCCGGCTGTTACAAAGACTGGGCATACCAGCAGTGGGAACATACAGGGCTGGCTGGCCTGACAGTAGTACACCAAGGGCAGACCTGCACCATCGAGCCGTACTACCGCTTAGAGTCCGACTCCTATTACAGGCTCCCAGATGGCAGCTATACAGTAGACGCGGTGGTTGTCGAGCTGCACGCAGGCAACCTCCCAGAGGGTTACGCCGCACGGTGGACCATCAACCCTGAGACATACGAAATATACAGAACCCTGATCAGCCAAGTCAGCAACAGGACGAGCCTGCCTGCTGGCTGGTCGTACCCTTCACGCAGGACTATCACCAACAGGTTGAAGGGAGCGAACATCAAGATCGAAGACGAATCTGGTTTTGATATCAGCTGGTCATACGAACACAAAGAATACACCAACAACGGCAAGATCGGGGCCGACTCTCTGGTAAGCAGGCTGGTATACGGGCTTTGCGATACGTCGGACCTGCGCAAAGTGGCATGGCACCGCAACCGCTGCAGCCAACTGGCAGAACGGCTTGAGACCACAGGCATGATTGAGTCTTGGGGGTATGAGCCAGTAACTCAGGAAACCAGAACCGGGTGGACCGAGGCCGGGGAGCCGGTATGCGAAACGCGCCTGGCAGGATACCGTGGCGTATTCACCTTCAAGATGGCACCGAGGAAAAACTGATGGACGCTGTTGCAGATTGGTTGGCAGCAAGGGCGGTGCTGATCGGGGCGTTGGCTATTGTAGTCTACGTCCTGATCCCTACCAAAAAATTCAAAAGAGGGGCGCGACACTACTGGATGGAGGACCAACACAAATGAGCGAGCCCAAACACGAGATGGTCAAACGGAGACTGGCAGCAGGTGAAAGCGCCGTAGCATTGGCAGCTGAGCTGGGCATCACCAGACAATGCGTTTATATCATGAACCAATACAAACCAACAAACGGCAAGCGTGGACGCAAACCACGCGACAAGGAGGCAACCTATGGCCAGACAACTGAAATGTGAATGTGGAGTATGTGATACCTGCCAGAAGCGCGAGTGGTGGCGTAAAAGATCAGCTAAGCAGAAGGCTCTCAAGCTGGCCCTGATCGAGACAGTCCAGTACCCGGCGCGTCATGAGGTGGTGGTCTGGGAGTGCTCAGACGGCAGAGAGTTCAGCTCTGAGCTTGAGGCAGCATACCACCAGCTTAGTATCTACAAGTCCGTAGCAACAGAAAGGAGGGCGGCATGACATCCATTCTGGAGCTTCACTGGTTCAGGCAGCTCTCAGTTCGCCTGCGTGGTGATCAGATAGTCTTTGAGCTGGGCTTCATCACCATCGTGTTGACTGCCCACAGTATGGGCCACATCATTGGGTCAGTGGCAGAGCCAACTATCAGGCACGCATTCATAGCAGGGGCAATAGCCCACGCAGCAGGCAAACTCGACCAAGACACCGCAGATTTCGTTAACAACTTCGACAAAGGAGACGCCTATGTGGATATTCACCAATAAAGGATTCATCTCAGCAGTAGAGAACCGCGACGACAAGACCACCCTCATGATCAGAGCACGGAACAAAAAACATCTGAAAGCCCTGTTCCCCGCCGCCGAAATAACCAAGACCCCGTCTGCTGACTATATGTTCAGAGCAGTAATACCAAAGGGCGAGGCCGCGACAACCATTGCTATGCACGTATTGGGGATTAACTACGACAACTTCAAAAACTCTATAAAAGAAGACGAGTATCACATGGCCTGTTCCGGGGTGTGGCATGTCATGTACAACTATCAGGAGGAAGCATGACCATACGGGAACGGCAGGTGGCCGGTGATAACATGCAAAATGTTGAATACCAACCATATATACCGAGTTGCGGAACAGAGATGATGCAATTTTATGCCAATTTTTGTGACCAATGCTCTGACCCTGACGAGGTTTTGTGGAACGAAAAGCAGGAAGGCTCTGGATGCAAATTTATCATTGAGGCCACTGCGGAAAGCAAACAGCCGGAACCGTGGGTAATAAAAGACGGCTGCGCTTACTGCCTAAATTTCAGAAGCCGCTAACGGGGCGGAATTAAGCGGCGGACGGTTTTATCGTCCGCTTGGATGACTGGTTATGGCGCGGAGGTGCCACAAAGATGAGGTATTCAATAGGTGTCTGTATTTTTCAATGCCAGAAACAAGCTGAAAACAGTCTGGAACCTGAGTTTGCACAAATGATGGAGGACACAGCAACATACCTGTCAGCATTTCAGGAATCAGATAAGGTATTTCGGGCGGTCGTTGATAAATTGACCGCAGACAATGGCGGCACTGTTCCAGGTTGGCTACTGGATTTAGCGCCATAACGCCAAGATCAGCGGCGTGTCCGCTGTATCGAGTGGTTAGATAAAAAGGAGGGAATGATGAGCAACGGATTTGAAACGTGCGACCAACACACGTACCTGTTTGCAACAGAGGGCAAAGATTGCCCTTACTGCGAGATCGACCGGCTCAAGGCAGAGCTGGAAGAGGCAAGCACGATAGCAAACGATAATTATCAAGTAATATTGAAATGTAACGCACAAATCAATGGCTACAAACGCCAGCTGGATTCGTTCAAAGAAAGCACTGAGTCAGATTGGCTACGGATTAATGCTCTTGTAGAAGAGCAGTCATCATGGTCACTGAAAGCCGTTGAACAATTTAATCGCGCAGATGACCTTGAACGCCAGCTAGACGCAAGTCAAGCCTTGCTTGCCGAGGCAAGGGCAGAGAATGAGAGGATTGGGAGCGTACTAGGCTTGCAAGAGTACACCAAACATATTCGTCAAGAGGCTATAAAAGAGTGCTTAGAGTTTATAGACCCTATAACTCAAATTCATGTTAAGCGGCATTTCGGACTGGAGGGATGAGGGATGAGTAAATACGATAACTACCAGATAGCCAAAGAGCTAATCGCAACGGCACTTGGGGAGGCATACTATGGAAATGCACTATATGTTGCATTGGATATACCTGCCTTAACAGATGAAGAACGGTACTGTATTATGCGCTATCTAGATGGAACCGCCTGTGCATCTAAAGTACATTCAATGGATCATGTGGAATTGCAACATATAGCACATAAGATTGCTGCTGACGCATAGGAGGGTGAGGGATGTGCAACGTAGCTAATCATACAGTATGGTGTGACTGCCATACTAGACCATCACTTAAACAACAACTTGCCACCGCCCACCGCGAAGGGTGGGAGCAGGCAAAGGAACAAATCATAGCCGAATGGGAACTGCCGTGGGGGTTATCAGGTGGTAAGCGTTTTGAGGATCGCATGAGGGCGATGGAGTACAAGGAGAAAGCAAATGACAGATAATGAAATTCTGGCACGTTGGCAGGGGCCAATGTTTGGGGAGCCATTACACGAATATTATGAACTACCCGACTACCTCAACGATGATGCCGCAGCCATGAGCCTGCTGGATACGTTGGTGGGAAAAAAATATGACATTTTTATGGATAACGCTTCCGCTGCATGGAGTTGTGAAATTTACCCCAATAATGGTGATGCAAGGTTAGCTTTTAGTTATGGCAAACCTACCCGCCGTGAAGCTGTCGTTGCTGCTTGCTTGGAGCTGATAGGGAAGGAGGACGCATGAAAGTTATACAAATGATGATGAATGAGTTTGAAGAGTGGATGGGAAACTACGATTGCTGTCCTACGCCTGAAGCATACAGCGCAGCTAAGGCGGCATACCAAGCCGGTGCCGCTGCGATGCTGGAGAGGTGCGCGGAGGTGACAATATACGACAAATATTATACCCGCCGCGCCGCTGTCGTTGCTACTTGTTTAGAGTTGATAGGGAAGGAGGACGTATGAGCCTAAAAGACAACTCTGGATGGGAGATTACCTGTCCGTTAATTGATAGCGTGATTGCAACGCTAGAGGACATGGATTGTGCCTATACTCATGTTGACATAAAACACGCCATCAAACAGCTAAACCGGATCAGAGAGGTTAATTCTGGTCTAAGAGATTGGGGTAATAATCTATTTGATAATTTGGACGATGCTAAAGAAGAAATAGATAAGTTAGAAATACAAATTTCTGATCTAAAATATGAAATTAAGTTGATAGAGAAAGGTAAGGGGGACGCATGAAAGGTAACAACGAACTGATACTGAACGAGGCAACGCTGATCGAAGCGATGCAGGAATACCTAGACAAGCGTATGGGAGAGTTTGCCCCTGCCGTCAAAAGCATTAAATGGGGCGGTAAATATGACGGGTTCACTGTGTCCGTTTCGGGGAAGGAGTTGGGGAGATGAGCGAACCTATTTGGCATAACGCTGATGACATCAGGCAGATAGTTGAACTTGAAGTTGAGAATAAGAGTTTGAAAAACTGGAAAATAGAACAACTTGCTGTTGAAGCAGCATGGGATGTGCAGGCGGTTGGTAAATTGATCGGCTGCAAATTAGGTACGCCTGTGCGACCGGAGATTGAGCCTTACATTAAGCACTCTACCAAGCGTATCACCGAACTTGAATCCCAACTCCGCACTGCTACGGCGGCGTTGGAGAGGATAGCAACGAATGCCGCTTTTCAGGATTTGATTGCCGCCGCTGCGCTGAAGGTTATTGAGAAGGAGGGCGGGGAATGAACGAGATTATTGCTTATGTTGTGCCTATTATTTTTGCTCTTTTTGCCGGATATGCTATTGGCAAATATGACGGAGGTAAAGCAAATGACTGACAACGAGAAGCTGGCTAGATGGCAGGGATGGGAAGAATATCACAGTGACATTAACAAGCATGTTCCCGACTACCTCAACGATGACGCAGCAGCAATGAGCCTGCTGGATACGCTTGTGGAGAAGGGGTATGTGCCGCAATTAGCTTATAATGGTACGACACTACTATGGCAATGTGCTATTGATGAATGGACTATGGTTGGGACACATAGAGTACACAGCCCACTAATCAATGATGTTGAATTAGGACGCACTACCCGACGTGAAGCCATAGTAGCGGCGGTGCTTTTATTACTTGAATCAAATCAGTGAGGTGAATAATGGGAGTTAAAGCAGCAGAGGACTTTATTACCCACTGCCACAGATGCGGCAGGGAGTTCAGAACTTGCAAAACCTGCACCGTCAAACAGTGCGGTGAGTGCGACATAGGACTGAAGATAGCAGCACCAAAGGGCAAGACATCAGCGTTCTGGTTTGTGTGTCCACGATGCCTGGAGGAGCTGGGCGGGGTGTACTGGGTGGGAGGTATACCTAAGTATGAACGTGTTGAGTAGAAGAAAGCCCCTTCCCTTAATTGGGTTGGGGCTCTTTTTATTTCTTCCCTTTTTGAATCTTCTTGTCGATCTTGTTGTGGGCCGTCCTATCAGCAACTACTTGGAGGTTGGACCGGCTGTTGTTTCCGGGGTTAGAGTCTTTGTGATGCACAACAGCCTTGTCACCAACGCCCACCCCTGCTGCTTTGCGATGGGCATACGTCCATATTTCCTTGCCCGTCTTAGGGTCTATCCCCACATACTCCTGCACATGACCGCTCTTCTGAACCTTGCCCATTATACCGTCACCCCCTCAGCATAGTCGAAGCCTTGAACTTCATCGTCTTCCGCTCGCCCACCTTGATCGGACCACCTTTCCCGGTCGGGTTCCTGAACTCACGGGCCTTAGAGGTCTTCAGAGAAAACACGCCGAACCCACGCACGCTTATCCTCTCACCAGCAAACACCCTGTCAACCACCGCTCCAAGCAACTCGTCCACAACAGTCTGTGCAACCTTCAATGTCACGTTTGCCTCACGCCTTACGATCTCCACCATGTCACCCTTGTTCATTTAAAGCCTCCGCTGTTTTTATATCCCCGTACATGTCGGGGTTCAAGTCCATCCATCTATGGGCGGCCAATGGCCGCAAACCACCCTCCACCATCATCGCCTCCCGCTCCATTCTCATGAACCCCTTGTCAGGGTCATCCCTCTGCAAAATCCTAAGACGTCCCAGAAGCTGTACGAGCGATTTATTGCTTACACCTATGGTAAGGGTAGGGTCTGCATCTAAAAGTCCGCCCAGAGTCCTCACAACGCCTCCAGAGGGGCAACACTGATCTCTGTCACTACCCCCTCAAACACCTTCACCGCTTCTATGAGCAAAGGCTGGTTGATTTCCTCGATGATCCTTGGCAGCACCCGGTGCTCCCTCATGTAGGCCACACCCTTCTCAAAGCTGATGCAGTTTCCCTTCGGGCTCATCTGCTTCTTCAGCTTCTCATTGCCGCAAAGGAATACCACGTTCCGCCCCTTCTTAAACTTGGCAACCGCTTCTTCCCCATCCATTGACAGTAGCAGCTGCTCAGCATGCGTAACTGACTTCAGCTCCTTGAACAAGTCCAACTCCACCCATTTATCGCATGTTTTGCGCTTGATTGAAAGCGAAAAGTAGTTGTCAGCCGATTCAAAACTCATTGGTTGTCTCCTTTAGTACGGGTCCTCTTCGGTAGACGGCGGTGTTGGATCAATCTCGGTGTACCTGCCAGTATCCTTATCGTACCTAAATACAGACATCCCTGGTTTGCCAGTGCCCTTAAACCTGCACTTTTGGATGTGTACCTCAACGGCACCCTCTAGTGGCCCGTCGAACCACCGATACACGGCCATGACTACCTCTGGCTTATTATTCCAGTTGGAAGACCCACTGATGTCATACGCCTTGGGTATCAAGTAGGCATCAATACCAGAGTCCTTTTTTAGCTGGACGTCCCTCAACATCTTGGTCGGGTGGGCTACGACCCAGACATGCACCCCATACGCCCTGGCAAATTCTTTGACCCGCATCAGAGCCCACCCTATGTACTCGTGCTCTGACATCCCGTTGGCCCTGTTATGCTCGAACTCATTCCACGGGTCCAGCACCAGTCCCTTAATCCCGTCCCTTAACACCACTTCTGCCGCTACTCCCAGCACCTTCTCAACAGTCCTGTCTTCGGGCTTCGGCAGCACAAACCTGAAATGGTCCTTGCACCAGGTCTTGGCTTTGGCCATCTCGGCCTGAGTGAATCTGCCCCGACCGAACCCAGGCTTGCCGATATACTTTTCCGCCAGCTTGTAGAAATGGTATGCCAGCGGCTGGTTCTCAGGGCTAAATATCCCGATACGGTATCCGTGCTGCATCACCAGCTTTACGAGCATTTGATCCAGAAACTCTGACTTGCCGTGGTTGGGTATACCCGTAACCACAGTAAGCTCGCCTGGGACCACCGAGTACAACTCGTCAAGGACCTGGTAGCCAAGCAAGTCCCCGCGTTGGAAACCCTTGGCATATAAATCGTCTATGTCTTGTGCGAAGTCCTCTACTGTAAACACGCCGTCAATAGGGAAGTGGCGGGCATCCATGATACACGACTGAAGCACTTCTGGCCCATGCCTCAGCAGCACATCATTGGCGTCTTTGCAGCCGTCCGGCCACACCACGCGCTTGCATCTGTGCTTGCCCAACCTGCGGCCCAGCTCATCCTCCAGCCTCCTGCCGTTAGGGTCTGCGTCTGTAGCCAACACAAAGCACTTTACGTCAGCAATCTGGTCCATACTGTTTTCCAGAAAGTCAAACTTGCTGCTGTATTCCTTGCTATCAGCGTTAGGAGCTCCGGCTGGGACGGATATGCACGACGTGATGCCAGCGGCCTCTACGGCCAGCTTATCCATCTCTCCCTCTACTACCACGACCATATTCGGGAGTATGTCATCAAGCCCGTAGAAAGTTTGTTCAGCGTTAGCCTCCATGCGGAAGTTTTTGTCGTAGTCTCGGTACTTCACATTAAGACACTCACCACCCCTGAAATAAGGGAAGGCTATTGCCAACACCTTTGTGCCAGCCTGCGGCATAAAGACTTCTGTAGCCTTGATTTTGTTTCTGGCTACTACCCTCGAAGGTATACCCCTTCTATGAAACCAAACCATCAGCTTATCGTCAGCTGTCTGCGGAGGGATGTATGTCGGCCTTGTCCACTCGCGCTTAACCTCGGCCTTAGACCACTCACCTTTTTTGAGTGACCCTGACCAGCTGCAGTGATGGCAAAACCACACCCCTTCTGTAATATTGGCTGACAAACACTTGGCTTTGCTGTTCTTGCGGGTCGGGCTGCACTTGGGGCAGGTGGTGTAATATTCCCCTGCAGCTGAATCTGGAACTGATATGCCTACATCTGACCATGACTTCATATAACCACCTTGCGAGCCCTGAGGGCTGTGTTGATGTCTGACTGGGAGTATGGCGCAGTACAAGCGGCTGAGGCGCGACTGATATCGAGACTCTCTGCAGGGGCTGTCCATCTATGCTGGTTGATCCAAGAGGTTATCATCGGTATGAACTTACCGTTTTCCTTGACCCAGTCTGCACTTTGCATGTGCGACCTGACTGAACTTATAACTTCGGCAGCGTTGCCGTTGACATGCTTGTCCCAAGATTTTTTGGCACCAGCCTTGCCACACCTCTTCGCCCTGCTCGGCAGGCATCCCCAAAATTCTTCAAACAAATCTGCGGACATGGTTTCTTCTTTTCTTTCTTTAACTTCTTTAACTTCTTTATCTGTACCCGTCTCCGTATCGTTTCCGTATCGTTTCCGTATCACCTTTTGCTTCTTCTCCGTATCGTTCTCCGTATCGTTCTCCGTACCATTGCTTTGGAACTTTTCGTAATTAACCAAGCAAAGTACGGTAGTTACGTTTACGCCCTCCGTATCGGTTCTTGTATCTATTTGCTTATCGCTTTTTAACTCGTCTATGTATCGCTGTACTTTGCCTAGTGACCAACCCCATTTTTCTGCAAGCTCCCGTAATGAGTAACCTATTTCTCCACGAAGGACTTTTACCTTGATTCCACGTCTCCGTATCGCCCCATCTTTGTAGCTGGCCATCAAAATAAGATCAATCCACGCCTGCCCCCTGCTGAATGGTTTCTCTTTCCATAATGGGTGGTCCTGCAGGTCTCGCGCTATTTTTACAAAAGGAATACACATGTGGTGTCACCTTTATGGGTGTAGTCTGTCGTTAAGGTAGTCCAAGTCCAGCTCTTCCATGCGGGTCAACTCTATCTTGCTCTCAAGGTGTTTCCGGTAAGCGATCATCGCCTCAATCCAAAATAACGGCATAGTATCTCCAGAGAAAAGGAATGGCCCCAGTAGAGGTCAGATACTCTAAAGGGGCCGGTCGTGCAAAGGAGTTGGGGCTCCTTGGTTTGCACTTGAAAGCGTTGCTGATCTGACACAGCGTTATATGTACCCTCCACGTCCCCCAAAGACGCTTCAGGTTAAAGAGCTAATTGGATGCTACCACCAACCAACTTGGATGTCAACGCTTGCAAACCTCATGCAACGCCCGGAAAGTAGGGGTGCTGATACCGGCCACGTTGTCGATCCTGTTGAGAGGGGTGATCTCCTTGACCAGCCGGTCAAAGTCAGGGTCACCCGGTTTGTACGAGCGACCGGGGTCTGGTCTATCGAACCTCTTGCTATCTATCAACCTGTTCAGAGCAAGCTGCTCAGCGTCACTGGTGGGGCTGGTGTAGGATTGTTTCTTTTGAACCGGCCCTGGCTTGATATACACCCCATAATTGGCCCTGCTCAGTATCTCTTTTTGCCTGTAGTGGAGTGCGTTGCTACACTTTGCAGAGCACGCCTTCGAGTGCGAGTATTTGGCCATAAAGTCAATCCCGCATATCACGCATGTCTTCGGGTATTTGGCTTCCAACCTACGCTCTGTTTTGCGCTCTGCCATGCTACGCTCCTTTGCTCAGCTTGATCATGGTCTCGTCCCAGACTTTGCAGGTCAGCTCTGCGTATTTGTCGTCAATCGGCTCTCCTGTGGACTTGTACAGGTCCAGCACGGCTTCCTTGACGGCCTTAATCTTGCGTGCGATCAGGTGTGGGGAGCCATTCTTCATTGGCTTGAAGTTGCGCTCAAATGTCATAAGGAGGACAACCCCCAGCGACCCGGCCAGCGTCACACACTGGCCATCTGTAAACTCCACTGTCTCTACATCCGCGATAAACCTGCCTCGTGCGTCTCGTGCCATAATGCCAATCTCCTTTTTAAATTGATGACCTGTCTTGCGTATCTATGCCCAACTCGTTTGTGATAGCTTCCAGTATTGTAAGCTGATAAGGCGTGTAAAAGGTTCCCCCGTGGCGTAGAAGCCACCAGTTCCTCAAGGATGCGCTCTGCCTGCAACGCCTGCCCAGTAGCGTCATCTGGGACTCTACCCCAATGCTTGGGCTGCACTTGCCAAGCTCCTCTGCTGTCCCCATTATCTCCGATAGAACGATGGTCCCCGTTGCTCTCTACGACCGCCACAGCTGCGAGCACCGCCCTGTTCTTCGGCTTTACGTGGCTGATTGCTATTGCCATCTCTTTTGGTGCTGGACTCCCATGCTTCGTAAAGAACTCTGAAAGCCTCTCCTGTTGGGGTGTCATCGTAGCAGCGGACGCACCCGTCAGCGCAGGCATTGTCGGGTCCTCTTCCACAGGGAGGTTCATCCGGTAATCCAGCGTCATCCCCGCCACAACCAGCAACAGGCTCAAGCCTGCTAAAACGTAATTCCTCATATTGCCTCCGATATTCCGGGTTCTTGTCAAGTTCATGCCAGTGTATTGTGAACAAGTTCCAGATAGCCTGCATCAGGTGGTAGCACTGGGACTCGTCGTCAACGTACCGACCATCCCGGTATTCATCAGCGTGCCTGATACTGGGGTTGATCAGTTCTCTGGCCCCCTCAAGAGTGAACTTCTTCCAGCTGTCTCTCTCGTATTTGGTCAACCCGTACTCATAAACACGGGCAAGGTCTCTGGCCAACTGCGGAGGTACTAACCCAACCTTTGGCTTTCCCTCCTCGTACTTCAGTGGCCTGCCATCTGAGCATGTGTGATCAGTAGGGCATGTCATCTTCATCCTCCAGCAGCACGGTCTCGCCCAGCTCACAGTCATCGTCAACCGTCTGGGGTATTTCAGGTACGTCCTGCTGCTCATCAAGGGCCCAGACGTTCCAAGCCAATACTGTGCTCTCTTGGTCACCGCGCTTGATGATGTCAACCTTTGGCGACGCCCGGTCTACGGTGATCCAGTCACCCTTGTGGTAGTTGTTGACGATGTGCATCGCCAACTTATCCCACGCATAAAAGGTAACCCACACCTTCTCTTTCTTGGTGTCGCCCTTCTCGTTCACGAAGAGCCATAGGAACTTGACCCGTTGTTTGGGGCCGAACGACTTTAGCTCAGGCTCCGTCAGTAGCTGGAACTTGCAGTAGAGCTGGTTACCCTTCTTCTTAGCCATTCGCCACCTCTTCACCGAATATGTCTGTAGCAGGCTCTTCAGTCTGGATCATCTCGGTCTGCTTCCATCCCGACTCATCTACCGACACACCATCGGTAGACGGGATGATTGCAATAGGCGGCAACTCAAGGGCATTGACGGGCTCGGCATCGACTGATCTACGGACAGACTCGTCAGCTTGGACGAACTTCTGCATCTCAAGTGATAGTGGGAGCTGCCCTTTGGTACAAAGGCGCTTGAGCACGGTCTTGCGTGCCATCATCTCCCAATCGGTATCCCACGGTGACTGTCGGCCTTTTGATGACGCCTGTGAGCGTTTACGGATAGCGTCGATCTCCGCCCGGTTCATAACCTCAAGGGCAACTGACCCGTCCTTCATCACTGCCTTGGCGTAGACGAACCTGATCTTTGTAGGGTCGCTCTTGTCCACCTTCTCGTTGTAAGGGTGGCGAACATGGCACGCGCCGATATCAATTTCGCAGTCGTCACCCTCATACACAGCTGTGGCCATGATCGTTGCTAACTCCCCGGAACGACGGACTAATTCTATCATACCGCGGTAATCAAATTGGAACTGCACCTCTTGGCCATAAGGGATCAGGTAGCAGTGACGCTGTGGGCCCGGAAGCAGCCCGGTCTGGGCACAGGTCATCAGGGCCCCGGCCAGAGATTCCCAGCTGCACTGAGCCAGACGCGGTTGGCGGCGCACTTCATTGAGAGCTATACGCCCCAGAGCCTCTGCCCCTCCAATCTTGCGCAGAAACCCCGGCATGATCTTGTTGAACTGTGGTGCCATCAGGTTGAGCTTGTCCCCAATGGTCTGTGGCTTGGCTGCTACCGCCTTCTGCACTACTTTGTCTTTAAGGTTTGACATTCTTTAACTCCTCCTCGGTGATTTGCGTGCTGTACGCTTCCATGATCTCCAGACTTGCTTTCTCTATCGCTGCCTTCAACTCCTTCAGGGTAGCTGTGTCAGAGTTGCCCACCTTCATGGTAAGCAGCCTGCTCAGGGCTTGGGCCGGTGATACAAAGTACAGCTGCGGTGCCCACCCGTCGGTTACTTCTCCGGTAACCTTGTCCTTGGTCTGCTTCTTCCAGCAGAGTTCAAAGGATGGGTATTCGTATCTGAGCAGCACTGGCTCTCTTCCGTCGTGTAGCAGTATCTTCATGCCTTGATCTCCTTGATTGAGAACCTGCGGCTCTCGGTTGGTTTTGTGTACTCTTTCACCAGATCAGGCCGCTCTTTCTTCAGCCTGTCTGTGTCCAATCTGTTGGTGGTAAGCGGCTTCCAGCTGATCTCGTACCCGTCTACCCGGCCCCATGTCTTGTTGCCCAGCATAACCTCTAGCTTTTGTTTGGCCAACTCCTTGGTTGTTTCTGCCTCCCTGATTGTGTTGTGTGCCGACTGATACTGCAGAGCCAAGAATGCGGCCTCTGTTGGCAGATCAACATGCCCTTCGGTGGGGTTGTTGAACCTGCGCTTCAACCATTCCCCTGCGTCCTCTGACCCATCAAGGGCTGGTGGCTGGTTGCTCTCCACAAGTTCCCAGAAGTTCCGGCAGGCAGAGATGGCGTGTTCCTCAAACTCAAGGTCTCTGGTAATCAGAATGTCAATAGGGTCGTTGTTGGGCAGATCGTAGGTAATGTAGCACTTGCCTATATCAAGCACGGCCATATACCATCTGCATTGCAATTCGTGCTCAGGCAGCACCCCACTCTCCAACACCATCTTTTCCCGGCTGGTGGAGTTGATCATCTTGATCTCTGAAATAGCCAGCTCGGGTGCCACGATAATCCTGTCGATGTTGGCCAGCATCCAGTGGTGCTCAGGGTGTTGAAGGATGGCGTTGACTCTCTTTACCTTCCACCCATTGCGCTTGGCCGCTTCGTCACTTATCCACGCCTCACACATGCGGCCCCTGTGAGCTGCCCTGCCAACAGGTTTCTGGTAGCCTTCGACCTTTGCCAGCCATATAGACAGCGGGCTTGAGTAAGGAGACACCCCAAGGATGCCTCCCAGATCGGAGCCACCGATGCCTGCACGCCTATGTTGTACCCACTCCTCCTCGCTCATGCCATTGGTGGACATGAGTACATTGGCTCCGTAGAGTTTACGCATCTTCACCCCCGGCGCGTTTCATCAATCTGGCCAAGCACTCTTCAGCACAGGCTGATGCCTCCCTTGCCAGAGCCATCTTGCTCTTCATCAGCCCCGCCAAGTTCTCGTCATCCATCGCATCCAAAAAGCCCCAGTCATCCATTGCAAACCTCCTTGTTGGTCAGGTACTCATCAAGTGCAGTCTTGATGATCTCACTAATACTCAGCCCACTCTTGCCGATCTCAGCCTCAAGCCTGTCTGCAAGCTTTGCGCTGAGCCCTACAGTAACCCTTCTGCGGTCCCCCATATTAAATCCTTTCTAACCTCACAAAATGGTTGTCACAAACAAACAACTCAGTTGGTAAAAAATGTTTAGCATAGCCGAACTGACTTGTCAAGCATCTGGGTTGCTATTGTCTGACAATGTAAGACAGTAGTTGACAAATAGAAGCAAAAGGTGTACATCTGTCATACCGTAGTACAAATCAATGGGGGGGGTAATTACCATGGCAATGAAAAAGAGAAGTGCAACATGGGCTCTAGCCCCGGACACCGATGCCAGAACCGTAGAGCTGAAGAAGAAGTTGAGCAGAAGACTTGAAGATGAGGGGTATGCCAGCATAAGAGACTTCGGGGCCAAGAGCAAGGTTCCTTATTCAGTAGAGACTCTTCGCAGAGCATTCAATGAGTGTGACCACAAAGTGCTTGAGGTGAGCACCTTGGCAGTAGTGCTGAAGTACCTGAACTACACGGCCAACGAGATCAAGCACATTCTGACTGAGTACACTGATGACACGGACCTTGTCACGCTGATCGGGGACACCAACATTGAGTATACCATTCAGGAACAAGGACTGGTTGAAGCGTACCGGGCCATAGTCAAAGCAGAACCAAGCGCCTCTGAAGTAGTGGCAGGTCTTATTGAGCTGGTAGGCAAGAGTGTCAGGGTGAATGTAGAGAAGCACACGATCCCATTAAGGAGGAACTGATATGGCAATCTTCAAAACGCTGACCTGTCAAAACTGTCAAAAGTCGCGGCAGGTCCAGACTGAAAAACCAAAAGGAGAGCAGTGTCCAGCATGTGGTTTTATGGCCACGAGGTACAGCAAGAAGTGGTCAGTGGCGGTTTATATCGACGGTCGGAAACACGTAGAGTCGGTATCTGTCTCAAAAGCCGAGGCAGCCGCAAGAGAGGCAACACTGGTGCTGAAGGCGTCATCTGGCGAGCTGGTCGTTAAAGCGTCCAGCAAGACACTCAGGGAGGCAGTCGAGACATTCCAACTATGGTGTCAGGAACAAGTTGAGAGTAAGCGTCTGGACGAGAAGACCGCGTTCAGGTATCTGTCGGCCCTGAAGACCAACGTGCTGCCATTCTTGGGTAATATCAACATCAGCAGGATTGACCACCTTGAGGTTGATGAGTACGTTAGACACCGTTTGTCCACCGTCCCGAAGCCTCAGCCTGCAACCATTAACCGGGAGTTGACAGCCCTAAGCAGACTCCTTACGATCATGGTACGCAAGAGGGTGATCATCAAGAACCTGATGGAGGGCTACCCGAAGCTGCCCGAACCGAAGACCAGAGAACGGTGTCTGACCTCAGAGGAAATCCAGCGGTTGCTGGCAGCGTGCTCTGACAAGAAGGCCCCTGCCCATCTCTACACCATGGTAGTGGTAGCTCTGAACACCGGTCTGCGGAAGGAGGGAGTGCTGGGCCTACGGTGGGAACACATTGACTGGAAGTCCAACGTCATCACCAGAGAGGTAAAGGCAGGACGTACCGTCAAGATACCTATGTCGGATACGTTGAGGGCAGCACTGCTGGCTTGGAGAAGTAGCAGGCCTGTCAGCATAGGTGGTTGGGTATTCCCATCAACCAAAAAGCCCACAGAGGCGATGCTGGTGAGTAGCAATATCGGGTTCGACTCAGCAGTGAAGAGGGCTGGGATAGGAGAGTTTGTCTACCACGAGCTCCGTCATTGCTTCCTGACGCATCTGATTATGGCCACCAAGAACATTCAGCTGGCTGCTGACATCGCGGGACACTCTTCGATTTGGATCACGCAGAGATATACACATTTGCTGGATTCATTCAAGGCCGAAGAGATGAAGAAATTCAGGATATAGCCCCAACAACTTAGGTGCTTGACAATGACAACCAAGTAGTGTAGCGTTGGAATTGTCTAGAGCAGGATCAGTAACATCGCAATAGCTTAAATGCAGTACCACATAGGGGTTTCGGCCCCGTATAGCAAGACACCGCACGGACCCTGCTCTAGACAAGCTTTCCCGTTGCGGTGTTTTTGCGTTTATGGTGTCGCTGGTGCCACCTCACCAAATTCTCCGAACTGAGAGAGTAAGGCCAGCAAGGAACTTCCGCCGTGCATCCCGGCCCTGTGGGTGCGAAACAAAAATCGGGCAACGCTTACCATTGCGACCCGGACCTTCCGGCCCTTAAATGGGTGGCCTTGGAAGAATGATGGGTACGCCGACGCACCCCATCATCGACAGCGGGGCAAAGTAAGCTGTCAGGGAAGAATGAGTACCCTTGCGCGTGTCGGGCGCGTCCTTTGCGGCAACAGGGCTTAGGGAAGGGGAAAATGGGTAACTGGGTCTAAATCTGTTTACACTATCTGGAGGCGGGTTATGAAAAGCATTGATATAACTGGAAGGCGATTTGGTAAGTTGGTGGCGGTAGAAAGATCAGGCATGAGGCGTAGAAACGTAGTATGGAAATGCGTGTGCGACTGCGGCGGGGTGGTCCACGTCATAGCGTCTACACTTGTAAGGGGGCTGCAGTCTGGCTGTGGGTGCTTAGCCGGTGGCAAGAAAGACATCGCTGGGGTAAAGTTTGGTAAGCTTACTGCCAAGCAGGAGGCTGGCGAGCCCGGAAGGGCCACGATATGGCTGTGTGAGTGCGAGTGTGGGCGCATTACGCATGTATCCGTAGGCAATCTGTCAAGCGGACACACCAAGAGCTGTGGGTGCCTACACGCAGAGTCAATTACAAAGCACGGGCATTCAAACCGTACCGGTACATACAGGTCTTGGCAGAGCATGTCTGACCGCTGCCGAAACGAGCACCACAAAAACTACCACAGATATGGTGGTCGAGGCATCACGGTTTGCGAGCGGTGGTCTTCTTTTGAAAACTTTCTGGCTGATATGGGCGAACGGCCAGACGGCAAGACACTGGACAGGATTGATAACGACGGCAACTATGAGCCCGGCAACTGTAGGTGGGCAACACAGGCAGACCAGACTAACAACCAATCTAGGAATAAGGTGGTGTGCGTTGATGGGGTGTCTAAAACGCTGGCCCAGTGGGGCAGAGACACGGGCCTTGGCAGTCTGGTGTACAAGCGGATGCACAAGGGCATGTCGGCTTTAGAGGCTGTAACCTTACCAAGAGGAGGACGCAGGCATGAAACTAAAAAACAGTGAATACGTAGAAAAGCTATTAGATTTATATACTTACGGAGACGAGGTCGGAGCAAATTACGAATCTTCACCGATGTTTACAGACAAAGAGCCGAGGCCACGCAAACCCGGCGGCACCGACGAGAGTGACATGATCAGGTGCTGGAGAGAGTACGTCTCCCGTGACTACCCGCACCTGTCGCCCCTGAGCTGGATCGTCTATTACACTCAGCATTACGAGCCCGGTGGCTATGGCAAGGCTATGCCAGACACATTTCAGTTGGTGAAGTATCTCCTGATGAGGAAGCCGGAGGAGCTGTCGTACCAGAAGATAGTGGAGATATCCAAGGACCGTAACTCCATGGGCAACCTCTGTCTGGGGATGGTACTGCCGGTACTCCACTATGCGTTGACGGTAGACGAGGACCCGTATCAGATGGTGGAGGAGTATGTCATGCTGACTCACGCGCATCCTATCGCTATCGAAGCGTGTAGGAGGCTGACCAAGCTGTTTTTGGAAGGACCCCTAACCCTTGAGCAGGAGTTCCCGACAAAAGGCTTCGGAGGGCACGCAGATGCGATGTCCACACTCAAGACGGCATGGTGGTGTGCTCAGGCCGCGACCAAGGAGCTGGCAATCAAGGAGTGTATCTGGATAGGCGGGGATACCGATTCGACTCTGGCCCTTACATTACAGTTATGGGGGTGGCTGAATGAATAAAACCATGGAGCCGTGGTCGTCGTATCAGGGTCTGGAGAAGCCAAGCATGGGAGACGTGAAGCTTGACGGCATTGTGTTCAACATAGGGATGATACTGCAGGAGGTGGTAGATATGGGAGTGGGTAAGATGCCTGAACATATCGCTGACAAGGTCAAGGAACAGCTGGACCTGTCGCTGTTGGATGAAGAGGATCGGAAGATTCTGATGGACGGGTTGCTGACAGCCACTGAAGAGACCCACAAAGCGGCACTCAGGGCCAAACATGGGGAGGAGCTTGTCTTCTTGGATATCGTCACAGCCTGCAGGGTATATGGCAGGGTCCAGTCGCTCGGTATCGACGACGGTATAAAGGCCGCCATAGACAACATCAAGACGTATGCTGAGCGTCAGGCCACAGCAGCGGTGAAGGACGCAGCCAGAGATCAGGCCCCTGCTATGTACGACGTGTTTGCAGAGCACGCAGGGAAGAAGATTTCTGAAAGGGTGATAACCTCTGCTGTGTACATATTGACAGAAGACGAGATGGTAATGCTGGAGGAGCGTATCACTGAGGAGGTCACCGAAAGACTGACTAAAAACTGACTAACATGGAAACACCTAAGATGTCAGGCAATACCAACCAAGTTGGGACTGGCACAA